TTTAACCCGCTTTCCAGATGAGTGTATGCAGAAGTTGTATGAGTATCTCGAACTGCCTTATTTCCAGCACGACTTTAATAACATTGTAAAAGAAGTTGAAGAAGATCATCAATGGCACGGCATCTTTGGAAACCATGATGTTAAGAAAGAACTTAAGCCATCCGTATCAGACTACGAAGAAATTATCGGAACGGCGGTTGGGAAAAAGATTATTGGCGGTCACGAATGGTTCTTCAGGAAGTTTTATCCTGAGGCATTGGAACCTGATGGGTCTTAAACTTCAGCTTTTCCTTTGCATATATCTTAACGCGTTCTACTCCGTGTAGTAGCGTATAATTTTTACGACTCTTCCAACTTAGATCATCACATATATCGTATACCTTTGCAGGCTGACCGTTTTCTGCTTTACGCAATGATCTACCAAGTGATTGTAAAACTCTTATTTGACTTTTAGTCGGTGCGGCAAATACAAGATTATGTAAGTTCTTAATATTAATTCCAGTAGAGAATGTACCCATCGATGCTACAATAATGGCGTTGTTTTCTTTTTCTGTAGCTTCTCGTATAGCTTCACGATCATTCGCTTTAATTTCTCCAGATACATAGAATACCTTTCTTCCATCTTCTGCTTTATCAGATATAGATTTATACAGCGGCTTACCATGCGTTTCGACAAGATTGAATAATACAAGTGTATTACCTTTTTGAGATAACGCTAAGTTTCGTATAAACTTATTCCTCTGCTCATGGCTGACTAGATACGATATTTCTTCCTGATACGTTTTCTTTTTAAATGCTTTTCGTTCTTCATCTGAATAAGTAAGTGCTAATACATCAATCGATACATCAGACAGCTTACCCTCATCAATTAGTTTATGAGTAGCAGTAACATTGTATACAGGGCCGAACGCACCTTCGAGCACTAACTTATGTACCTTTGAACCGTCAAGTGTTCCTGTAGTACCTATCCGAAGCCAAGCATTTTTTAAGTGTCCCATAATAGTAGTCAATGATTTAGCTTTAAATAAATGTGCTTCGTCACCGACAACCATCTCATAGTTCTGAAACCAAGACCTCGGCATTTTAAACACGGATTGCCAAGTTGTTATCACAATCCGTGATGTCAAGTTTTCTTTTTCTTTACCAGAATAAATTCGATGTACACACTCTGGATCAAATGAATCATCATTACTAGAATAGTCAGCAAAGTCTTTCCACATCTGCTCTACAAGGGATGTAGTGGGTACTACGATGAGAGCTTTCTTATCAGAAGTATTTAAAAACCAACGTAAAGCCAGATAGATCATAAGCGACTTACCTGAGCCAGTTGGAGATAATAATAATGTGTTATGATTGTTTATGGCGTGGGTGACTGCCCGTAATTGGTAATCATAAGGCTTGATAGAAGTCCCACCGCTGCATAGGTCAAAATCGTCAAAGTAAGTGCTATCCACAGCGGTGGATCGTTTGGTAATTTTATTTTCAACTTTATATCCTCTACTTTCTGCAAACTGTTCTACATGGTATAATAGACCACTAGGTAATGAATAATCTCTCGTATTGTACAAACGAATCTTACCGTCCCACATCTTATTGCGATAAGAAGGTACAAACTTATAGCCCGGAACATAAAACGTGAAGAACTCACTTAGCTCCATTACAATACCAGAATCACTTGGATGCACAATGATGTCTACTTCATCGCGTTTACTAATAACAATATCACTCACTTAATTTTTTCCATCTTGAAAAGTCGTTTATAATTCCATCGTATGGTTTATCTTGTTTGAATATTTTAAGTATCTCACCGTGCTCATAGTCATTTGTTGGCCATACATGATAGTTATATTTATCGAAGAAAATAACTGTATAACTTTTATTCCGTGTAATTTTACGTCTGATTATTACACTCATAGAATTATTTATATCAAAAGGCGCCCTAGGCCAGACTTTAACCGGCACTTCCTCACTTCAAGTTCACTTATGTGTAGAAATCTGCAGTATCTCTTTACTCAACTGTGTGGGGTTCTGTCATTAAACTACTAGGGCTAAATTATCCTCCAGATGTGAATCTACGCCAGTCGATTATGTTTTTAATCGTAGAGTGTCTCCAGCGTATATTAGTCATAATTTCATCAAGGGTTTCTACTAAAGTCTCTTGGTATTCTATTTTAGCAACAAGTTCTTGTATTTCTGGATCAGCATCATAGTAGTAATCCATATCACCTTTAAGTGGTTTAGTCCCACCTTTGTATGGATCGTAGTCCCACCCGCGAGTATCCATATCTTCTTTAGTCATTTTGCCGGTGTAATATAGCCACTTGTCTTTTTTCAATGAGGCAATCTTAAGTCGCAATCTCTTTAATTGCAGTTTAGCAACGGTGTGAAGCTCAAGGTATTTTGAGTGGAGTTTAGGCATCTCTAAAGAGCTAACATCTAGGTCAATCTCGTTTATAGTGGAATCATCTTTCCACATTTCAAGTATTTGTTCTACATTCATCATACTAATATAGTAACACTATCGTTACTATTTGTAAAGTAAATTATCGAATAAATTCAAACTTATTATATTGAAAACTAACGTCACAAGTAATATACTCAAGTGCTGTGTCCTGTGTGGTAAATGGCAAAACACCTAAGTTAATAGGAAAACAATCAAGAAATCTTACTTGTCGGTTAGTAGTATTTTTATTAGTTAAAATAGAAAGCGTGATATCTTTAAACTTAGGTTTTTCGCCACGGTTAGTCAATAACCAGTCTAAAATTTCTTCATAGTTCTTTAACTCTTCATCAACGATAAATGTAACGTCAAATGTAGAGTACTCTATCTTATCGCCGGGGAAGTATGCGTTGTCGTTCCTAAACGGTTGTAATACTGAATTCTGGTTTATAGATGGTACATTAGCTGCCGTACAAAAGAATTGTAGGTTAGCGTATTCTTGTGAATCGATTGTTACCTTAAACCCATTGGGTGATAACATGTTTAGATTATCTGAAAGATTACTACTCATACTCTTATTTATACAAAAAAAGAGAGCCCCGAAGGACTCTCTTTGTACCAATTTTCAATAAGGTTACAGTGCTGCAACAGTAAACTTACGGAAGTAGGGGTTGTTAGCTGCCACTCCTGCAGCTGTGCTGTGAAGCGGGTTATCCTGCAGACCGTAACGAGTCTTGAACGCGATACGGGGCTGGAAGTCATCTTCACCAACAGCTTTGACCATTGTCAACGGAACATAAGGACAGTAGAACATACCAGCATCGTAGGGGTTAGCACCACGATAACCAACGATTACCTGATCGGTAGTCTGGTAAGGGTCAATATATACCTTAACAGCACCGTTCAATGTACCCGCGAATGTGTTACCAACTGTGTCGATGTTCAGACCAGTAGATGTCAACGCGTCGCTGTAGTTCAAGTTACCAGATGCAGCCAATGCTGAACCTACGTTCGGAGAAACGATAACGTAGTTACCTTTTCCGCGACGAGTTTCTTGACCGATCTTGTTAGCAGCCTGTTCAATACGATAAACAAGTGCTTGGAACTTTTCTTGACCCCAACGTGCACCCAAGTTGTCAGTAGTATCTGTCATTGTGAAGATAGAATCTGAACCAACAGTGTGAGATTTAGCATTAGACCGAATCTTACCGATGATTTCACGGTTGATTTCAGCCAATACTTCTGTTGACAAGATGTTAGCCAACTCAGCTTCAGCGTCAAGACCATGAATTGCTTTCAAGTCTTGTGCCAATTCCATTGTGTAGCCAGCTTTCAAAGCACGAGTACGAGCTGTTACAGTCGCTTTCGTGATTTCAAAACCCATCTTACCGATTTCAGCATCTGAATTAGATGATGCTGCGTCAGACAGTGCTTCACCTTCTGATGTCAACAATGCATCACCAGCTGATCCGTCAAGTGAAGATGCACGTTCTGAGCCTACACCAGAGAAGCCAGTCAAGATCGGAGAATCAGTGAATGCTTCAACCTCGTCAGCAACACCCTCTTTAGACGCGTTCTTGTATTGCGGCTTCATCGCGAAGATCAAACCAGTCGGGCCAGCCATAGGTTGTACACCGCACACATCATAAGCGATGAGTGAAGGCATTGCCCGTCTAATCATAGCAATCAGTACTGGATCGAACTTTTCAATGCTACCTGCAACTGTTTCGTTAGTCTCATTAATCTGGAAAGACTGATGAGCCCGTTCTTCTACCATTGCCTTTTCTTGGTTTTCCAAGAGAACAGCTGTTACTGCTCTACGATATGAGTCCTGAATTGGAGCACAGTCTGTGTGATCCAACAGAGGCGCCCACTTTTTCTGTGCGTTTTCTGAATTAAACATAATTGTTTTCCTTCTGTTGTTAGTTATTAAGTGATATGGTTAAAATGCTTCTTTTTGTAATTTAGTAGAAGCTTTGATATATCTGGACATTAAAGAATTTTCATCAGTTTGTTCTTCGACTTCTTCAACGACCACTTGTGTAGTTGTTTCTGTGTTTGCTTTTTTCACTTCAGACTCTTCAACTTTCTTCTGAGCGAAATAAGACTCACGAATAACTTTAGCTTTCTTAGTGAAAGCTTCTGGAGATTCCCAAGCAATATCTTCAGTCAACTCTTTAAACTTAGCAACCTGTGTAGTTGCAAGTCCTTCAGAGAGTTCAGACACAATCTGAGCTTTTTCCAGTGAGACGATTTGTTCTGACAATTCATCGATCTTAGCTTGTTTAGCATCTACATCTTCAGCTAGTTCACAATTCTGCTGACTAATTTCGTCAAACATGTCTGTCTTACCTTCTGGCATTTCAATGTAGTGGTTTACAAACGTATCTTTCAGTGAAGTCATAAATGACTCAGCGATTTCTGTCCGAAGGATGTTCGATACTGCAACATCATTCTTATCAATCCACTGTTCAGCTACGTAAGTAAGATAAACATCAATCTTATCCATCAACCCTTCGTGAAGTGCGCTGATTTCTTCATCAACATAATCAGTATATGATTCTTTGATTTCTTCAACCTGCTCACGAACTTTTGCAGATACAGCAGCTTCAAAGATAGTAGCAGCTTTAGTCTTAAACTCTTCAGTCAAAGAATCATCCGAAGCACATAGTGCGTCGATATCTTCTTTCATTGAATAACTAGCTTCAATCTTTTCAATTGCTTTAGCTGTTGCTGCAGCAGTGATAGTCTTAGAGATTTGGTCAATTGCATGATCGACATCTGAATGAGGTTGCTCAGAACCTTCGATACCGTCATCTTCATCGTCCATCTCTTCGATTTCTTCTTCGTCATCTTCATTGTCCATGTCCATGTCGTCAGAATCCATCTCTTCTTCATCTTCGATTTCATCTTCCATGTCGTCTTCTGCATCATCAGCAGAAACGTCAACATCATCGACATCAACTTCGTCTTCGTCTTCGTCTTCTTCGTCCGCATCAGCGTTCATGTTGTATGACTCTTCAGCGTCGTCTTCGTCTTCCATTTCCATGACTTCAGCGTCAGATGGGTCTTCATCGGGGTCTTTAGAACCTTCGATTCCGTCATCCTCTTCTTCATCCATGTCTTCAGCATCTTGATCTTCTTCATCTTCTTCCCATACTGTATAGACTGCAGATTCTTCAACAGTTTCTTTAGTTGTATCTTCTGTCGATTCAACAACCTCTTCTGTTGTTTCTTCTACCTCTACATCCTCTAGGGCTTCAGGCTTAAGAGCTGAAAGTGCTGTTTCCAGCAGATTTTTATTTTCTTCGTTAAGCATAATAGTTTCCTAATGTTTAGAGTTTGGAGAGGAAATCCGCGAATACCTTCTCCTGTACTGACGCCAGTTCTTTGGAAGAAGCTTCTTGAATTTCAGTCTCATATTTTTCAAGTTGCTGAGCTTTTAGAATACCATTATCCCAAACCCACTCTACACCTTCCATGATGCCATTTACAAATGCACCTTGGGCTGAAGGGTCTTGAACGATATCTACAGTAGCGAGTAAATAGTCATCATTGACATAAGTTACTCCCTTCTTATTCTCAACGGTTCCCATACCACGGCTAGAGACACCAAGTTTTACTCCACCCTCAATAAGACCTTCAACGATCTTACCCATTGGGGTGTTTAGAACTTGTGCCTTTCCAACAACATCATCACCGTCAAACTTTAACTCGGTGATTTTGTGTGAAACTTTGTCTAAGTTAATCTGGGGGCCAGCAGGATGATCGAGTTCCCCGACAGCTCTTCCCTGTGTAACTTGTTCTGCAACGTATTTTTCAACGGCTTTATAAAGTGTTTCTTTTGGATATACACGGCCATTACGATTCTTTCTTTCGGCCTGCATAAACACACCTTCGATATATGTGTGTTTTTTACCGTCTTTATCCTCGGTTATATAATTCAAATCTTCAAAATGTTCTGTAATAAGTCTCATATTACTCTCCTTAAACTGTTAGGCATACATTTTTATCCTTTTACGTTTCTAACGTTGAAAATGTCTGCTGCTACGGATACCTTTTTTACATCTACCGCTTGGGAAATCTTATCACTTAATGCTGCATTAAAATTCTCTTCAGCACCCTTTTTATCTCCACTATAAAGAGCTCCTAACAAATTTTTTACACTATCCATAACCTATATTCCTTTTTTATACCTATATTTATATATTGTCAAAGCTTAAAAGCCCTTCTAGAGGATGTTACTAATTTTTAAATTCTGATTCTAATGAATTATTTTGGTTAGACACGTCAGCTTCTAGCTCTCCGCTCGAAGTGTCCATCTCTTTTTCTAAGTTACCGCCAACTTGAGGTTGCGTTGGTTCGTAGGATGCAAACATGTCATCTCCACCCTCTCCATCTTCTCCACCTTCATCTTCTTGCTCGTCTGCAATTTGTTGGTTAATCTGCTCGATCTCTACATCGTCTTGGCCAAGAACATTCTTTCGTACCCATTCTTTTGAATAGTATTTCCCAACATACTCGTCCATCTGACCAACAATTTCAAACCTGTCTCGCAATATTTCAAACTCTTTTAGTTCAGAGAAATAATTATCTTTCTGATAATCTACATAGATATTCTCTTCAATACTTGGCCAGTCATCTTCTACAATAATACCTTTAAGTACGAGTTGTGTCTTAAGTGCGTCTAAAAATACATAAGAAAATCTTTTACGAAGTCTATCGACAAACTTCTGAAATTTTACTTCTTCCCGATTGATTTCAGTTGCACGACCAACTTGGAAGCCAGATTCAGATTCTAATCTGCTCAAAGGTACATTAAGAGACTTGTATAGCTTCTTTTGGAAAAACAGAATATCCTCGATCTGACCAAGGTTTTCTCCGCCGGGTAGTGTAGTAATTTCAGTTCCACGACCGCCTTCTCTTCTAGGAAGGAAGAAGTCTTCTAACATTGATTTGTGTCTACGGTCATCTCTCACTTCACCAGATGATGAATCGTACACAATTTTGTTACGATATTGAGACATCATATTTCTGACATATTCTTCGGCTTTACCTTTTGGTAGGTTACCGACATCAATATAGAAAATACGTCTTTCCGGTGCTCTAGAGATACGATAGATAACCAATGCGTCTTCTAGCATTCTTAACTGGTTAATCAACTTTATTGATTTATGTAAGTTTGATAGAACTTTCTGCCGACTAGCATCCATGATTCCACTAGTCACATAAACAATAGCTTCTTTTGCTACTTTTATCCCTTGAATGGCACCGTCTGATGTTTGACCACTATCGGGTGTAGTAGTTTGGTAATCACTATAGACAAAAAATTCGTCTGTTGTTTCTGACATTGTTATGCCGGTTCGTCTGTCAACTTCTTTTTTGACTTCCCGAACCTTCTTCATAAAAATCGGGTCGATGTATCTTAATTCTTGGATACCTGCTTTAGGATTTTCGGTATCAATTACAATATGGAAATATATTCGGCCATCAACATACCACTTTCTAAATAAGTCTGAACCAAACTGATTAAACTGCAAAAGTTTAACAATTTCTTGAAATTCATTAACAACTTTCTTTTTAACTTCATCAGTATACTCTAAGTCATCAACATTCAGTGATACAGGAGAGCCGACATCGTTAGTAACAATTGCTTCATTAATAATATCATCGATTGCATTATCAGTTTCAGGTTGTTCAGCAGCATCACGATACTTTATAATCATATCTTTGTCGCTGCTACCTTGGGTGCCATCTAAGTCATAGTATTGACCAAAATAGCCTCCAGCGCTTACTGTAGTTACACCGTCTTCCTCGGTTGGAGGTACAAATGATTTTACAGTATCTTTTTCATTCTGTTGGTTCTTCTTGAACCTTTTCGTTATTTCGTAGCCAAAAATTTCCATAATACTATTTATATAAAAACTCCCCAACTTTCATTGGGGAGTTTCCTTTAATTTACTATTAACTTAATTAAGAAGTAGTATTTGATTCCCAATATTGATAGTTAATTTCAACTGTGAATTCCTCGATAGCATCCGCCTGATCGTATGAAAGATCAATCTGCGATACGTTTGTTGGGAATGCTCCACGAAGTGTATATGTTTTAGTAACATTACCTTCTTTGTCGAGCTGTTCAACAATCATATCCGCTTGATAATCGGTTGGGTTGCTAAGGCCGGTATTATTAACATGTTCGTTAATACCGTTCATCCATGTTTCAAATGAATTGCGTACTTTCATTTCAGCATCATTGATAACAGTGATTGTCCAAGGTTCAAATGTACGGTCACCTGCAATCTTTAACTGACGACCACGGAATGGTACGTCAATGTTAGTGATTGTTGATGCGGGAAGTCCAGCTCCTTTTACCATGAAAGAAGTGAATTCCGTGTCTCCCCCAGCATAAGCAGGGAAGTTAATTGTAGCTTTGAACAAGTTAGGGCGAGCCCCACCACCTGTCAATTTTGCTTTGAAGTCATCTACACCTAATACAGCCATTTTAATTTCCTCCTAGATTTAGCCACTAACAACTTCAGAGAAGTCAACACCAGTACGGGTTGCTACGAAGTTGAGTGTGATGAAGTTAATTGAACGTGCAGGTTTGATATAGATATCTGCAACGAAACGATTCGTGTCGATTACTTGTCCTGTATTGTTTGTTTCGTCACAAACAACCAAGAAGTCAGTAATTCCACGCCGACCTTTAACATCCCGCAAAAATGGTTCAACCAAGTTACGGAATTGTGCTCTTGTAAACTCATCGTTTAACTCGAACAGTTGGAATTTAGAAGCGGTAGCAATAGCTTTCTCAAGAGTAATGAACAATCTACGAACATTAATTCTGTCGAATGCTGAAGCTTTAGACTGACCAGTTTTATCACCGAACAAGAGAATACCTTGGCCCGGGAATGAAACAATCGGGTTAATATTTGCTTTGTACAGTGTGTCTCTAGCTGATTGGTTCGGGTTGAACGCTAACTTAGTAACACTTCTTAGACCACCACGGTTATAACCTGCAGGTGAGAACCAAGCATCTGCTACATCATCTGTATTTGCACATAGACCAGCCATGTGACCAGAAGCAGCAATGTATACATAGTTATCAGCATACTTGTTATATACATATAACGGAGTGCTGTCCATGAAATGGTAGCTGTCCATTGTGCCAAGTGCAGTTTTTCTAGTTGTTACTGTGGCTAGTTTATCAGCTTCAGAAGTGTCAAACTGAACACCTGTAGTTGCTTCTACTGGAGCTGATACAAACGCAACAACGTCTTTACGCTTAGTAGCTATTTCCATCAACTTCTTATCTACTGTAACCTGAGCGGTATCGTCAAGTTGTCCAGCATCTACAAACATTAGATTTACATCCACTGTTTCAGAATCAGAAAACAAACCAAGTCCGGTATCGTCTGCAGTATAAGAACCTGCAACTAGAGTACCATCGGCGCCGCTTTCCAAAGTAGCAACAAATACGTTATTATCCAACTTGCCGTCAACGTCATCTGCGGTTGTAATTTCTTCATCACCATTTATATTTGCTACTGTGTCATCAGCGCCTGGATACAGTCCAGAAGTATCATCTCCAAGTTTATTAATAAAAATAAACTGTGAAGCATTATTGATTACATCGTAATAATAGTTAGAAGAACCGTCACTATTTAAAGCGTCTTTACACAAAGACAACCCTTGGTATTTTTCCAATACTTCATTCTTTGTGCCAGTAAATTCACCTTCTTTGTCAATGACTAGAACATGAATTTCGTCTCCGCCGTCATCAGTATTTACACTGCCGGGATCAGCATCGAAATTACTTTTCAGCAATGTCCGAGCGCCTGAAACGCTAGGAGAATCTTCACCAGCTTGCGCGTCGAGGTCAGTGTTTCTAGCAACAATGACTTCCAAGCTATTACCTCTTGCACCTCTACAACGTGCAATTGCTACGTTTGATGCTGCAACAGTTGTAGTGTCGTAGTCATCACGGTTATTCACTGCGTACGCTGTTGCATCAGCAGCAATTCCAACCGCTGCACTGCGTGTAATTGTATCACCATCAGAAACCGCACGTGATACCTTTAGAGTATTACCGTACTTTAAAAAGCTCGCTGCCTGTAAAAAGGATTGAGCGTGTGTTTCGTCTGGTTTACCAAACAATAGTGCAAGGTCGTTTTCTGAACTTACCGTAATAAGTTCTCCAACAGGCCCCCACTTGAATCTGCCAGTATAACCACCAATCGAGGTGGATACTGCAGGTATTACATTCGTCAAGTCAATTTCTTTGACTTCGACGCCTGGAGAGACTAGGAATCCCATATTGTTTACCTCTTTCTTTTCAGTTAATAATTAATATGTGCGACATTACAAGAATTTATTCACTCTTGTATTTATAAATAGAGATAGTTCTAGAGTTCTTTCCAAGCCCTCTGTTGTTCTAACATCTCCCCATACTCATCAGATAGGCCATCGTTATGTATAAACCCAAAGTCTAGCATTTCTCTATCCAACAGTTCTTCTCTGTCCTTATATAATAATTCTTTAAGTGTAATATCATCAATGTTGCCGAATGCTTCAGTAGAAACAAACCAAGAAAACATGACTAAGTTCATTACCATGTCATCGTGACAGCCCTTATCTGCTTCGTAACTACTACCCTTTGGAATAAATGTTGATAATTCTACAATCGTATCAGAGTCTACAATTTCGACACCGTTTTGCTCAAGCAAGTCTTTCATGTTTGAACACCCGATTCTTTTAATCTTACGAGTCATTGTTGCACCAATACCACCAGATTTAATAGCTGACTCTACAAATGTATTTTCATACTCTAAGTCGTAGTAAACACCGTTACACACAACTTGTCCAGCATCATTGTTTTCAATTACAACAATTGCTTCGTTATAGTGTTTAGCCGACCACACGATTATATCTGGGAATAGCAAAGGAGAAATTAGATTATCTCTAAATGTACACACCTGTTTAAATGGTTTAGCCGTAACATCAAATACAGAAAACGTAGAGTAGTCTTGTCCTCTTCCCTTTGATACATCAACAGTCATAATATAGACATGATCTTCCTTCGGCTCTTCGTATACCCGAATTCCTCTAGTGGTTTTCATCGGTTCACGTGCCTTTAAACTAAGTAAACAATCTGCAGATATAAGTGTCGATGAGCTACCAACAAACTGATTGCCAAACTCTTGAGCAAACTGTGCTTCACTTGTATTTGAAATAGTTTGTTTCTTCCATTCTTCATCTCTGCCAGGTACATCCCACCAATCAACTCTAAACGAGACAAACTCATTTATTTTTTGTATAGCACCTTCCCAAATCTTATAGAACATATTACCGATGCCATTTGGAGTAGATGTTATAATTACTTTTGTTTCTTTACCAGACGAAATAACCGGATATGTTGACGTATAGAATGTTGCTGCATTCTCAACAAAGGCAAACTCATCCAAGAACAGAAGGTTGACAGACTGACCACGAATAGATGATGCTGATGTAGCAGCTGCAATGATTTTTGAGTTGTTTGAAAACTCGATTGATCCTTTATTAAGGACTCTTGTACCAGGCTGTAAAAAGAATGGAAGGTTTTCTAGAGCAAGTGTGATACGAGCAAGCATCTCACGGGCTGTAGCACCTTTGTTTGCAAGAATAGCTACAGTCTTTTCTGGATGAAATATAGCATACCATAAAAGATATATAACAGATGAAATCGATTTACCAGACTGACGACAAGCAAGCACAATAGAGAATCTATTGTCATTAAAATGTTGAAACATTTCTTCTTGATACGGATACAAGTCAAAGGGTACTAAACCTTTATCTAGGTTAATTATCTTCGCATAAGTCTTTGCAAAGTACACTGGGTCTTGCATGCACTTTTGGTACTCAGTAATTTCATCCTTTGTAAAGTTATGAGTTACTCCATCTCTCTTAACTTGAGAATTACCGTTATACCCCCGCGGATCCATTGCCATTCCCCTTTGCTAACATTTTTTGTAACTCTGCAGTTGAACCAACAAACAGATTATTTTGAGTTACATTGTTAGGGCCAGTAGGTTCATTATTTAATTTATCTAGTTCGTGTCTTTTCTTTTGAAGATCAATTAATTGTGAAGTCATATCAGCTGATGTTTTAAACATAGTAGCTAATACTTCAAATGCTCTTGGGTGTTCTGCCTCAGCCGCTACTTGCATCATGTGATCCATTGCTTCGTCTGACTTGTCAAGCAAACTTTTGAGGTGCTCCCGTGCCGCCTTATAATCTTCTTCTGCATCGATTGTAAGATTAAGATCGTCAGTAGGTACAGGAACAGTTGATACTGCCTGTGATGAAAGGGCCTTTGTTATTTTGTCTAGTTTATCACTCATAATTTATGACGGACTTGAGTCATCCGCTACTCCTGGGCTATTAGTTCCACCATCTGGTAAATCAAATCCAAAGGTGCTTATTCCCGATAAGGGAGAATCACTAGCAACAAGGATACCACCTGGCGAGTTTAATATTAGACCTTCTAAAACAATTCCAGTGGGAGTATCCCCTTGGATATTTGCAGGTGTATCGAAAGGTGAACTATCAACAAAAACTTCATCTCCACCTAACGGAATAACTATTTCTTCAACAGGTTCTTCAATTACTAATTCTGGCGGAACGTGGTCTTTTATAGAAAGAATAGTTTTTGTCACTTTTGAATCCAACCCTTGAAGGATTTCCCCTTTGGTAAATAGTTCACCAAGATCATTAACAATAATCTTAGCATTCACTAATGTATTTGGGCTGTCAACATTAGCTGATTTGAATGAACCTTTTGTAGTCACTAACTCATTTTTTAAATAGGGACTATCTTCTTTTGTAGTAAGACGAACCACATCAAGATTCGGATCGGCCGGTGGTTCATTATCTGGTGGATTACCAGAAGCTGGACTGTTAGGACTGTTATATATTGGGACAAACGGTTGATCGGCTACTGATAATACACTTCCAATAGCAATAACCCAACCATCTCTCGGCGGTACCGCTAAATTTTGTGAGTTTATACATATAGTTCTATCTGGATCGTTTATTTTCCAGAAATTATCCTCAAACCGAATGTTTACTGCTATAGACGGTGAGTTCGGACTGTTAGGGCTATCTAGTGTATAGTTTGGTCTATCATTAACAAATCCATTTAATTTATATTTGCCATTATACTCTGTATTAGTTATAGAATCTACTCTTAGAAAGAGGAATGGGCTATCAGGTAATGGTGTGTCATCTATTTGAAAAACAGGAATATTGTCTGGTGGATTACCAGAAGCAGGACTATTAGGACTATTAAAGACAGGTGAATTGTTAAAATTAAATAGAAGAGTTTCTATATTAACAGGTGAATCTGGTTCAGCTGGAATGCTTATATCTGCATTAGAAACTTTCAATACATCGTTTATATTATAATTTCCACCCCCGTCATTTAATTCAACAGCGGTAATTTCTCCAGTTACTCTATCAAGTGTAATGTCTACTGATCCTAAATTGCCACTACTAGAATTTGGTGAATCAGGAATTACTGGAACACTTCGTTGAATAATAGAAGGAGAAAAATTATCAACGCGATCAGATTCAGGAGAGTCACCACTTGTAATTGTAGCTGCTGTAATTTCTCCATTGCTTGAAACACCCGCAACAGTCAACACAAGGTTTCTTAATGGTGTATCTGGTGAGTCTTCACCAATTTTTGTGCCGTCAATAGTCAACTCATCGTCAAGTGTATAATTTAAACCATTATTTCTTATTGAAACGGAAGTAACAGCACCAGTAAAAGTATTTACTGTTACATCAAACCGAGCATCAGAACCAGTACCTCCACTTGCCGACACACTATTAAATACGAAAGTGTTATGCTTTATTCTATCAATGTTAGATTCTGTTCCACTTAATACACTTAACGAACTAATTGCATTTTGTCTCGGAAAGCCTGACATAGTAAAATTCTGTGGTGTAAATTCTACATCAAACTTTTTATCGACATTTATAGTGGTTGTATATATTCTAATACTCATTATTCTGAAAACCCAAAATCTTCTAAGTCTTGCTGCGTCGGTCTAACAATAATTGTATTTAGTATCTTAGAATCCGTAAGACTTGTTACGTTACTGTTATCTAAGATATTTGCTGTGACTTTTCTAATGATAGCATTTTCAGAGCTATCAGGCGAGAACTTAACCTTTATTGTAAAATCAAGTGTGTATATTAATGTTCTTCTTCCAGTAAAGTCTCCTTCGTAATCATCAGTAAATGTTACGCCGTCTAAGATAATTGGCACGTCTGTAATAGAACCCGGCCCATCAATATCTTTTACACTAACCGTATATTCAGGAGAAAATGTTGGAAGTATCTGTTCGACAATCTGTAGTGCATCTTCTTGGTTTCTTGCTAGAATATTTAACTGCATTCCTAGTGTATACGGAACACTTTGGTATGTCGTAGTCTTTTTCGTAGTGTCTGAGCCGTCTGTCAATTTTCTATTAAGACGATTTAACTTCGTACTTTGATCGTATGCAATACTTGTAATCTCAAATGACATCCTAGGGAGCTTGATCGCTACTCTCTGTTCATTGAGGTCTTGATTCATTCTACCAGTAAACTTTTCTCTTGGCCCATACGATATTGGAACACGTTGGGTGTTAGTCATTTTTATACCGTCATAGCGTCCGATAATAATGTTATTAAAACATGTACCGAACACCGACACAATCCTTTTTATGGTTGCATGATAGAAATGTATACCACTAAGCATTTGGCTCTCCGAATGGATTAAACTCACTAAAGTCTAAGTAGTTATCATTAAGTGCTTCAAAGTCTGATGCATCATCAAACTTATCATTGTCATATTTATTAGAAGTTAAATCTTCGTCCTCTACAATCTTACCAGTTGCTCCGGAAGTCTTTCCTACAAAAGTAACATCCTTCCCAAGCTTGGGAATGTCACCAGTAGCAGTAGTGTAGGTCAAAGTTCCCACATTAAATACATACGGAGAAACATCAGTGAACCAACTCAACAACTCTCCATCCGCCGTTGTTCCATCGGAGAATGTAAATGTTAAATCTTCACCAAGTAAGAACGATCCAGTTTGAAGTTCAACCTCAAGACTTGTACTTTCAGCGTGTATTGATTGAACCGAATCAACTTGTCCGATACCTGTGTCGATATCTTCCCCGCTGTATTCATACATTTCACATTGCAATTTAAAGACTGGTAAATTCTTTAACTGATAAAAAGGCTGTTCGTGTTCAACGAATTTTATCTCAAACAACGATTTTGACATAGGAAGATAGATTAGGTCACCTTCCGTCGGTCTGATTCGGTCTTCTTGACTTTCTTGCATTGTGTTAAGAAAAGTTCTTCTAGCCACAACTAAGTTTACTTGGTCTCGTATTTCTAAACCAAACTTGCTTAATAAAGTACCGTCACCTTCAAAACCTTCAGTAGATTCAAGATACATTTCAATAAGGTGAGATTCATCAAATCTAGATTCTATCACTTCGTTAGTTGCAGTATCAATCGACACAATGTGACGCGGCATATAGTATACGTCCGTGCCATAAATACCCATAGCTTCTATTACAAGCTCTTCATAGAAATTCTGTTCTGAAACAGAACCTTGTGTAAAGTAAGTATTCTTTGGCATTGTAAATCATTATCCTACATAAAATGCTGGAGGCATCTCATGTTTAAGTTGTACTTCTTCTTCCAGCCTATTTATCTCTTCAACTGCTTCATCAAAGATTTGTTGGCCATTAAGTGTTACTCCGCCTGGAAGCTGTATACCCTCAAACTTTTTAAGATTAATACCCCATTGTTTTTTAATAAGAGCAGTTAGATATTTTTTCAAAAACATGTCGTTATAAATTTGTGTTGACGTTGCTTCAGTCGGTGCGTCTGCGTCATAACCAGAGCCGTATGTAGTTGCTGTGTGTGAAGTTCTTGGTACGATTGCTTCATAACCTTCAAACACAATAATAGAACCCTCTTTGATATCAGTCCCCCACCGTGTTTCAATAAATAATTTATTGATATGTCTATTGTAACGAACCGTCTGGTCTTTACCATCAAATACTTGGTCAATAAGCGCTAGATGCTGGTGTGTCATAGTATAGTTAAGCATCGAATGTTGGGGTGCCCGAAGATCATAGATATCGTTTAGCATCATCTGATACTCGATATTGAAATCACCAGTTCCTGCACCGTTAGAATCAAATGGTAACACCCGCGTTATTGTCAGATATGTATCTGGTATTGTGATGTATTGGTTTGTTATATCATCTGCCGTAAGAGTGTATTTTCTAAATCTGCGAATAGTGGCATCTGAATGATACTCTTGATAAAACTGTAAGGCTTCATCTAGGCGATCACCTAACTGGTCATCGTCTACGTTAATCTCAATTACTGGTGCCCCGAGAGCACGTAAACAATAATCAACTAATGTTTGTCTAGAATTTGGCTGTGACATACCTTTATTTATATATAAATAAGTTACAAGATAGCATGAAAATACTTATAATAGGTAATGGCGTTGATGTGACTAAGTGTGAACGTGGTGAATTTATAGAAGCTACGTTTGATGACGTGCTAATATGCAATAAAACACTATTTAATCTGTCTTCTCATCGAAAATATATCGGCAATCCAAACATTTGGGGAACTTGCGGGTGGTCTTCTCCAAAAGATATAAAAGATAATGAAACTCTCTTAGAAGATTTACCCGCATGGGGTGCTAGACATAGCAAGTTGTTTGACCCAATAGATGAACATAAGTTACTAGTGCATGACATACTTAAACATAGTAACATTCGCGAGGTTTGGTGTAACAGCAATGAAAACAGAAACGAATTAGACTTTGAAATACCAGAAAACATCGAGTTTCATAATATAGTTAATCCGATTTTGCCAGGCAAACAACATCACTCTCTTGGTTTACAAAGTTTGGTTCGGGCTATGAAAATGTATTCAGAAGTGTACTACATGGGGATAGATTCGTATCGAAAAGGCCATCACTACTACGATGAAAGTATGCCAGAGAATGTGATGACAATGATACATGCACAAGGTGATTACCTCACCGAAAGTATGTTAATAAAAAAATTAGTAAATGAAAATAAGATAAAACATATTGATGACATACGCTGAAAATATTAAAATAGTAGAGCTGAATGTAACCGAAATCTGTAACCGCCGGTGTTGGTTCTGCCCTAGACATGATCCAGAAGTTTATCCAAACCGTTTCGATCAATACATGACGCCTAACACATACTATGATATTTTAAGATCATTAGAATCTACCATCTTTAACGGAATTATATCAAATGCTGGATTTGGTGACCCTCTTTATGCTAAACAGTTACTAGAAGGCATTAAGATTTTATCTAAAAAATATCCAATTAAAATAATAACAAATGGTGACAGACTGAATCTTGAACTAATAAACAAGTTTGAAAAATTAAATGTTCAAGAGTTTAAAGTCGATCTTTATGACGGCCCACACCAATATGAGTTTATGATGGAAATGTTTAAGCACAGTCAATACACAATCGTAGATACCTTTAGTGAATCTACTAACCTAGATAAAAAAGAAGTAATCTTAAACAAAGTATATGCTAAAACTATAGAAAGTCTTAATTACTATAACAGGGCCGGTTCAGCTGAAATACAAGGGCATAAAGGTAATACTTTAGATCGTCCATGTTATGTACCATTCTACAAAATAAAGATAGATTGGAATGGGCAGTACTTACTCTGTATGTCTGATTGGCATCGTGAAGCAGATATAAGCAAAGATAAAACATATAACGTAAAAGATATGAACGTAGAAGAGTATCTACAAAGTGATAGGTTTAAAGACTTTGTTAAAAGTATGACTAGTACAAAAAGAAATGATTTAACACCTTGCAATAAGTGTGATATAAATGGCATGGAGTGTGGAGAATTATGGTCACACGCTTAGTAAACGAAGAGGTTAGAATAGAACCAACTAATCTGTGCAACTACAGCTGTGTAATGTGCCCTAGAGATAAACACACCCGCCCTCAAAGTATTATGAATATGGATTTATATATTTCTATAATCCAACAAATTACTGAGCTCGGTGCTAAAAAAGTAGTATTGACTGGTTATGGAGAACCTTTTGCCGATCCGACTCTAGAACTTAAAATTAAGATTGCAAAATCCCACGGCTTACTAACCTATGTTATAAGTAATGCTTCTCTGTTTCACCAACCCTCAAGATATGATACATCTAAAACAAAAATTCAATGTGCAATAGAGAACGGACTTGATGAGCTACGTTTAAGTTTCTATGGGAATACAGAAACTAAATACTCAAACACTATGGTAGGTGGGAACTTTAAAAATGTCCTTTCAAACATAGAACTTCTTAAAAAACATAAAGGTGCGTGTGAAGTAAGCCATTACTTACTTGACTTCGATGGAAATGAGACAGTAGAATCTTATCCCAAAATCTTTAAAGACGTAGTTGATTACTATGAGATTTGGAAACCTCATAATTTTGGTAATGGTAGAAACTTTCGAGAGCTCAATACTAATAAAACAACGTGTGGTAGACCGCAGTCTGGCCCTCTTCAAATAAACTGGTCAGGAATTGTAGTTCCATGTTGTTATGACTATAATGAAAACATAGTATTAGGTGATGCGTCAAAAGATACAATCATAGACATTTTAAACGGTGATGCTTATAATAAACTTAGACAAGCACATATAGATAATGATTATAGCAAATACTCATATTGTGACAACTGCGATCAGTTATTATGCAATAAACACGAAACTAGCATTGTATATAGTGACAACCCAGCACATAAAGATATGACTAACGAAGACATCGTAGTTAGAACAAACACAAACCCGAAAGTAAGACTGGTATGAAAAACATTTTAATTATTGGGTCAGGTATGGACGTACTTGATAAGAAGAGAGGCGAACAAATCAATCAGCTCTTTGATAATATAATGATAATTAAGTATCAACTATATTTCCTTGATGAGTTCAAAGAGTATATCGGCAATCCAAATATGCTTGTTGCGCCTGGACTAGAATTTAAAAAGTATTCGTATAGAGAATGTTTAAATTCAGAAGAAGAAAAACTTGCGTGGGACAAGTGGTATGATGAAACAGAATTAAAAAATAAAAGACAACGTATATATGACTGTATCAAACACTCTTCAATAAGAGAAATCTGGAGAAATGCAAATGACTATGAACGCTCTATGTTCTATGACTTTAAACAAGTTAGAAATTTACACCACAAAGTAGTAAAAGTAAAGCCAATAAAATACACAAAGTCCTCTACAGTTGGCATGACAGCTATCTATCAGGCATTAGAGCATAACTATAAAGTTTACTATATGGGATTCGATAGCGGATACAAAGGTACACACTATTATCATAACTTGGAAGACACCTTTGTTCCGTATAAAAAACCTGTAATACAAGAGCCAGACCAGTATTTTGAATTAGGGCTCCTCCGTAAAAAGAAACTAGTAACGCATGTCGATAAATTAATAAACAAGATTGCGAAGTAACTCTTTTTTAAGAATTGCAGATTTTATTGATTGATCGATTCGGGTTGATTCAGTGCAACCGTGAATACAATCTATGTTATCACCACTTGCTTCACCCCTCAAAGATATTGTAACATCTTTCCAAGGTATATAGTATTCACTTTGGCCTTTGTGCATTTTATAATGTGTTATCTCGGCAATTGACTTTTCAAATGGATTCTCTTTATATGCTTCTACAATGGTGTCAATATATTTTAATGTTTCTGGAGTTCTACGAAAAATACTAATCCCAGCGTCTGCTTCAAAATACGGTGTTTTCTTCTTTGTCATTTTGTAGTGTTTAGTATTCTGTGCACAACCGATCAACTTATCATTTAGCATAAAGGCATCTGGGTCAAGATATATTGCCACTTCGTTATCTTTTAAATATGAATAAAGATACTCTTGCCAACAACCTATCTGTGTTGACATTATGTTTACATTTTGGCTTGAAACCCCTAACAAAGCATGTTCCTTAGTTCTTTCAAGAATGGTACAGGAGAACGGTATTCTATCTGGAGCATTAGTAAAAATTGTTATTTCATCAAAATACTTAGAATTTGTTTTATACCACAACGGTAGCAATACATTAGTATAGTGATCGTTTAACTCTTCACTGTCAGATGTAAAGTAAGTGCTAATTAAATTCATTCAGTGTCATTCTCCAAAATACATGATTTCCAAATACATATTTCTTTAGGTTGCCAATCGGATCATTCTTTAGTAGAATAAAATTACCGCAATGTAATATCGGATTGTATTTAGAATATTTTGGCAGGATGTCGTTTTTTATATAAAGCTCTAATTTGTCAGTTATGTCATTGTCAATAATATGATTAACAAGTTTGTTTGTCATTGAAGACATATACATTGGTCTAATGCTGTTTATTCTTTCAATAAGATCAACTGGGCCATGACAAAAACCAAACCGAACACCACTAAGTAACCCCATCTTGCTAAATGTTCTGATAGTTATTAGGTTATCAAATACAGGTAAAGGAGACAGGGGATTTACATAAGCTTCATCAAGAATCACATACTTAAATTCATTGCACAAAGCTTCAATGTTATGGACACAGCCAGTGGGATTGTGTGGCGACACGATGTATAAAGTTTTATCTTTTTTATCTTTAATAGAATCGAAAGACAATGAAAATCCGTCATTGTATATATAGTCAACTACTTCGTATTGAGAATACCTCGAAATGTAATATTTAGCAAGCTCAAAGGTTGGGTTTGTAAATACCCATTTTTCAGCTGATAGTTCTTCTGCAATTGATCGTATTACACATTCGGAACCATTATGAGCAGAAATAGTGTTAATATCACAATTAAGTTTGGTTGCAATATTATTTAAGACTTGATAAGATGAATCATACTGACACAAGTCAGACGGATTAAATTTAATCTCTTTAAGAACTTTATCTGCAAAGGATGGGAATACACACTCGTTTCGCGAATACCTAAGATCGTATTTGTTTTCTGGTTGTACTAAGTGTCTTTTCATATTTCTGTTTTATTATATACGGATTTACCACCCCTGCATAATGAATAAGTATTGGGTTTAGGTCTCTATGTATATTATACAAATAATTTATACGATTGTCAATACATATATCATATTTTTTTAGAGGCAAATTATTAAACTCCGTTTCTTCAGTTAGCCACCCCTTTTGATTTTTAAAAGACAATAAAGTATTTAATATATCTTTTGTGTTATCTGTCTTTCTCCAAAGCGCACCGCCCAAAGTAATAAACCCATCTTGTAGTTCAGATACTACCATATCTTTACTTTCTATGAGGTCTTCTAGCTTAACGGAAAAATCTAGTATTGCGGTATCTATATCTGTTATATAAACCAAGTCATAAGTAGCAAAATATTTGTCAACAAGCCTAAGCTTTTCCCAACCTAAGTCATATTCTTTGTACGATTTTGTTAAGTTTAATTCAATAGATTCGTGAAAGAAATCATAGCCATGCATCTCACAATACTTTTCTTTTGAACGTGTAAGAGGTTTTAAGATTGTTTTATAGTAAACATCGGAAAATGTTACAAGGCATATCTTCATTAATCAAATGCACCTATAATCTTATCTATGTAGTATATTTCATCATGGAAACAACTTGGCAAGTGTTCTAACAGTTCTCTCCTAGAATTAGTTTTTTCAACGAACGTAAGATATGTATCCTTTGCATCAACTACGATTTTCTTAAGCATATCCTTTTCAGGCCTCTCTAAGTCTCTATCCTTTTCGATATACTTGTGTTGTTGCAAAAGTTTTTTATCAATCATTCTCAATATGATATCTTTAAGCTGTTCAAACGATAGATCATTTATATCGTCTAAATCTGTTATACCTAGACTTCTTAAACCAGAAAGTCTATAATATGTAGTAGCAGGAGTAAAAGAAGAATATATTTTTTCTATATCTTTCTCTAGAAATATTTTATTCGACCGTGCGTTTTCAATAAAATCGTAGCACTTGTGAAACCATGTTTTGTTAGAAGTGCAAAGAATTACTTCACTTGGATCATACAACTTTATCTCTTTAGTATGATACTCTTCTATACGAATGTTTTCGCCATGATCTTTTAACAGGCCTCGGCATAAAACTTTTTCATTATATACTATGCAATATTTTTCACTCATAAATATTAACTAATAGTGTACTTAGACACTTTATTGGAGTATTCCATTCCAATCCATATTTTTTTTCTATAAACATTGCGAGGAAATCCAGCATGCTCAGCATTTACATCTTTGAAGTATAATGTAAATAATGCGCTTCCTAAATTCATGTTTGTTACAGTTATAGAATTATTAGCGGTTTGTATGTTATGTGTTGTTGGCATTGCATCTTCATAACCATCCCATTGTCGCTTCTCTCTACCAAAAGTTATTTGTATTCTAAATTCACCTGCGGTTTTCATAAAGCGATCACCTAACTGAAGAAGATTAATCTGAAAATAGCCATTGTCGGCCCTGTTATAGAAACCTTCTCGTATTTCTGCTCTAGAATATACATCCGCCCGCGGAACAAGATTACTAAGAAAAGCTCGGTTCCATCTAAGTCCGCCGTTATAGTAGTCTGGTGTCTTACCTGTAACAGTTCTGACGGGCCATACCCAAGCTCGTACATCACTTCTGTGTGATCTATGTAACATCCAAGATGGATTTAGATCGTTTGGCGAAGCTAGATAATATGGATTATTTTGATTTTCTGTCTGTTGAACCCAATAATTTCGGTCTATCGGAATACCGCTAAATAGTGTATCGATTTCATTGCTACCAATTGCAACCCTTGGAACTGATTGCCATGCTTCATCTTGATATTCAGGTAATCTCCAATCATTATAACCTAAGAATCTACTTGAATTTAACAAATTTATCCCGGCGTCTACTGTTGATTGTGGTCTTGCACTTGTAATAGCACTAGGTAGTGTTTTCGGCCACATCAAATTAGATACCGTGTCAGTAACAGTCCCATCTTGGTTGTCCAAAAATCTAGGAGGTTGGTTTGTGTTCGGCCCACGCACTATTGTACTAGCAAATGCCATTTTTACTCCTTATAATGTTCTTCTACGGTAATCCAACTAGTAGCACGAAACGCATTATTTTCGCTTCGGTTTATAAATATAGCTCCATCGGAATTACGAAGTCTAACTCTCCAGTAAAATACATCACCTTCATTAGAACTACCTACATCTTGAACTAATGTCGGTATTACTACAGGGCCAATTTGATCTGTCCGCTGCAGATGGTGCCCAAATATTGAAATTCCACCGAACGCGGATGCGCCTCCGGCTGCGTCAAGTGGTACACCGATCCAAGTCCCATCAGTTCCATTCCACTGATATTCTATATTGACAGCTGCATATTGGGTTGGATCATTGTTACCAATGTGTAGAGCAAGGTTAAAGATCATATCTGAATTGGGTCTTTTAACTGTCATATTTCCAGAAAAGGGAGTGTATATTCGTCCAGAGTGAGTGCCACTAAAGGTGCTGACAGCGTTTGTACTAATTGTCTTTATATTTCTTACATTAGCGTACGACACAAGTTTACTATCATCATGGACAGCAGCAAGATACAAGTTACTTCCATCCGAAACTGCTGATACAATATCAGTTCCGTTTTTAGATATTTCAGGAGTTTCCCCTACCCACACAAAATGGCCAGAATTAAATAATACGGTTGCCTCTGATTGGTTTCTAATTACAAATGTATATGTAGCACCTGCAGGATAAGAAGATGCTTTTGCTGATATAGTATGAGATTCTGTGTCTTCACTACTAGGTACAGTAATAACAAACACGTTAGAAGATAATAAGTTGAAAGTTTTATTACTCGTCAGTGTGTGTGATACGGCGGTTGTATATGCGTTCCCTCCGTTAATATTTAAATATCCGTTTAATTGGTTTTCACCATCGGAACCTAGAATTAGTTTAGTTGTAGGTTGATTATTGTTTGTTCCAGAATTAACTTTCGGCTGAGTTTGAAACTCAAGTTTTTCACCACCTGATGCATTGCCATCTCTTTTAGAAACAATACGGGAAGTAGGTGCTGTTTTATCACTACCATTCTTAAACTCAATACCTGTAACTTGGTTATTATAACTACTTTCTGACGATACACGAACCGGAATATTTTTAGACCGTGTTTCATCAGTTGCATGGCCGGAGCTATCGTAATCCGGTGTACTAATTTCTAAACGGTTTGTGGGATTAGTTGCACCGAATCCAGCAGCAGTAACGACTTGATTAGAGTCTAAACTTCCACCTTCATGTAAACTAGCTGGTACAAGGCCGGAAAAAGGTCTAGTTGCTTCGGGGTGAATGAAGAATACTTCAGATAAAGCTAATTGGCCTCCAGCCCCCGCTTCATATACAGTCAACTTCATTTTTGTGAAATTACCACTAATGCCTACTTCGCTACCAATTTCTTTAGCATATAAGCCTCTATTATATGCTTCTTCGTTCGCGGTATTTTGGAAATCTGCTACTGTGATATATTTGTTCACTTGTGTCGTCGAATCAAATAGTTCTATCTTGAATTTCTTTGGCCCAAAGAATCTAGAAGTCCATCCTACCATTCCGTACCGTTGAATAGCTTGATTTGGCAATCCCGCAATCTCAAGGACATAGGGATCACTAAAGTTTAGCCCGGTAGCTATAGTTGGGTTTAGAGTTCCATCAAATAATACAGCAATATTGATTGGATTGCTTCCACTAGCTGCTGTACCAGATTGTGTAACAGTGTAACGATTGTTTGCATTATATAATAAGTTGTGTTGAGATGAACCTCCAGCTGATGTATTACCAACTGTTATTCCTCTAGCAGAAATGATACCATTTACATCAAGAGGGTATTGTGGGTTTTCTCGGCCAATACCAACTTTATTATTTCCTCTAATAAATATTTTATTACTAATAGAGTTTAGTTTTAATGTTTGACTAGCTACAATTTCGGTATTGTCTAGGAACAAGCTTCCTAGTACATCAACGGAAGGAATTGTTAATGCAGCCGCGGCTGTATTAGTTCCATCCATTACACCACCGCTGCTGCCCAGAAAGCGAGCACTACCAATGCTTAGTTTAGCATTGACATTCCCTATCTTAACACCGCCGGTAAAATCATCAGCATGATTTATTTCTAATACGTCTCCACCTCCGTGTACTAATGCACGGCCGTCGTGACTGTTTCCACCAGCTCTAGTACGATTATACATCCGAAAATCATGGCCAGACATTATAATGTCTTTATCAACTGTTAAATTATTTTTAGTTTTTATGTTTCCTTCTGAAGTTAGAGTCCCTTCAACGACAGAGTTGCCGGTTGCCCTGAATGTTCCATTAACCTCTAACGTGTCCGTTGGGTTTCGCGTCAAAGTATTAATACCAACCCGACCGTTATTTGCAAACTTATGCTTTGCTTGTCCATTTATGATAACGTTCAAACCGAAGTCACCAATAGTACCTAGATTACCGTCTGATTGGAATATTATTTCATTAGCGTCAAGACCTAGAGCTTGTCCGGAAAGATCGTTACCCGGCGTAATGGTTATAGCTGCATTGTCTATGTCTCTTGAATCCGAAGTTGAAGCAATAGTTTGGCCAGAGTTAATTCTTACTCTACCGACAACTCTTAATTTTTCATCGTTTAGTCTAGTAGTTCCCCCAACTACTACAGGTTTGTTAGTCCGAGTAAATCTGTTTGGCTTAAGTTCAATATCAGCACCACTCAATTGAGCTGCAATGTCAATATTATTACTGCCGTTATTCGGAATTCCGATATAAGCTGCTCTAGGAGATGAAGCCTGTTTACGAAATTCTATGTATGTATGGCTATTTGCATCATCACCACTAAGTTGAAGTGTTGCGCCTTGATAGGCAAATCTGCCTCGTCCTACAACATCAAGTTTTCTCTGCGGAGTAGTAGTTCCGATACCAACATTTTTATTATTGTTTATTGTCATGGTAATGCCACTATCATTACCGAACTGTAGTGCTAAATCAGCGGAAGTGGGGAATTTGACGAATCCTCTAACGCTGCTATCTACTTTTCTTTCTATCTGAAAACCATTGTTGTTGGTATTCCATGCTCCGCCGGTTCCTTGAGAAACAATTCTTAGCCTGTCATTATTACTTGATCTACTATTAATGGTAATCTCTCTATTAGTACTAGTGGATTTTCTAATGGATAGATTACTATCAAACAGCACGGGATGTAAAAATGTAGTTGAAGCAGAGGTTATTCTAACCTTTTCTCTTTCAATACTATCATTACCCGTAAATGAGAATATCATACCACCATCTGGTATAGCACCATTTTGGTCAGTTTTTTCAAATACTAAATAATCTATATTAGTACCCGCAAAGAATGATGATTTACCTCTTTTGTAATCTCTATTACTAATTGAAAATGAATCAGTGCCACTTGGCGGTGTACCAGTTTCAGTCGGATTCTTTACACTAATATGTCCACGAATAAAATTAGATGTTAAAGAATCTGCTTGAGCATCAGAAACAAGTTTACCACTAACGGTGAGGTCGCCAGTAACCGTAACATTTTTTAGACTTGAAGTACCGTTTACAGTCAGGTTTTGGGTGATAGTAGCATTATCTTTGACTGATATACCCCCACGAAAACTTACATTACTACTACCAACCGGATATTCAAATACACAAATATCAGAGTTGGCTTCTCTTCTAAAGAATTGTATTAGATCATTAGCACTACTACCACCTGTTGCTTTAATAACGCCAGCACCATTAGTAGCGTTTCCAATATATTGCAAACCTCCACCATAATTACTAGCTTGACCTGCGAAAAATCTACCAGAACTCTGTGTACCTACATTACTACCTAAAGCTCTAAATTCAGCAAACCTATTATTATCTCCGTATAGATCAAAGATATTTCCATTATCTGCAGTTTTTGATCTTCTATTATCAGCACCCGATGTGCTAAATCCACCTATTGATGCTCGTGTTTCGTCTCTGTTGACATCCAGCCAGAAGTTATCTGCAGTGAACCTATCTGTAGTTTTAAGTAATCCATTTACAGTCAGCTCACCTAATGCTTCTTCCCAATTAGGTTTATCGTCTCCATCAACCTTTGTAGAGTACTGTGAAGAATACCCAGAGTCGGCGGTGGCCTGTGATGTTGGGTTAGCGAATAAAGTAGCTCTTTGACTACTCTCTCTACTTTTATCCATATATCGAATATCGACCGTACCTTCGTAATAATCTTCAGCTACTAGATATACTTGAACGTTTCCAGCTGTGTTTTTGAAAAATTCAATATATGCTACATTGTTACTGTCAATTAAAATTTTACCTTCGTGTTTGTGATAGTACTTAAGAGTGTCGGTGCCAGAATTTATTCTGCCGTTAATTAAAACTTTATGAATACAGCCGTTATTAGTACTTCCGTAATCATGCGCTCGATGAACTTCAATAAACGCGTATTTGTTAGTCATAGCAGCAGGAAATTCAAGTAACTTAAAGTGGTGTTTAGCAGCTTCAGATGTACTACCTCCATAGATTTTAAGTTTTGCTTCACGAAAACTAGTTCTATCTCCTGATCCTGTATCACCAGCGTGGTACAACCACTCTTCTGTTTTTAACGCTCCTGCAGTGATACCAACCGAACCTTGAACTTCAAGGTCTTGGTCAAAATCAACATTGCCAGTAAACCGTGCGGTTCCTGCAACATGAAGTTTTTTCGTGGGATTTGTAACACCGATACCTACATTGCCACTTGTTTTAATAACTAATCTATCATCACTGAAAGCAATATTACCGTCAGTTGTAGTATTTAAAATTTTTGTTTGTGTACCGTTAAGATTACTCAAAATTTGAAAACGGTTTTCGGTTTCAGACCCACTGCCGACATATTTAAGTCGATAGTCAACTCCGTTGTTACCAAGGAGTATTGATGCATCACTATTGTCTAACGTTGCGTCACCTGTAATTTTTAATGCATCTCCAGCTGTATCAATTTGCATTGCACCTTGAAACCTTGAGGTGCCAATTACTTCTAATTTTTGGGTTGGTGCAGAAATACCAATACCAAGTCGGCCATCGTGTGTGAGTTTCATTCTTTCAACACCGAACTCCGTAGTTGCAGAAGATGAACCAGTATGGAAAGCTAGTCCTACTTGATTACCATGACTTTCGTCAACAGTAGCGTAAATGCCACCTGATCTTCCTAGAAGCGGCCTTCCATTGTAACTGCCGCCTCTGTATGTAGACATACGAATACCAAACCTACCTCCTTTAGATTCTCCATCTACTGGACGGTGGAGGTTTACCACAACATCTGTTGATCCATCGCCGACTATTGATTCGGGGTGGCCACCTCCGCCGACTTCAGTCGGCCTTGGATCGAGTGAAATATCTACCTGGGCAATGGTGGCTGTTCCACCTGCATTAGGTGCACCGATTCCTATAGTATCGCGGACAGTATCAATCGATAATGCGGGAAAACCAAAATCCCCGATCTGGAAATTTTTACCAATGGTAAGATCACCCGCAAAAACTGCGTTACGGAAAAACTTAGTTGTTTTAGTGCCGTCAAAAACGATTCCACCAAGGATTTCGGCTAGGTCAGTATTATCATCCGCGTCCAAGTCAGCTAGTGCTAGCTGACGGTTAGTGTCAACAACAGCTTTTAGCGCTTTAAAATCAGCCTCTCTTGGGACATGTAAATCGAAGACTTCTTTACCACCAATCATTGTACCTGAATAATTTGCAGCGGCAGATAATACAAGTCGGTTAGCTTGTGTCATACCGTACGATAATGCTCTAGTTGCAATATTAGTAACGTGGCCATATTTATCAATTTTTATAGTAGAAGGTATTCTTACGCCTGCGTCCGCTTGAGTTATTTCTGTTCCTTCTTGAAGAAACGCCCCTATTCTAGTTGTAACAACCTGTTCGTCAACTGCATTACTACGAGTTTCATTATGCCTAATAGTAATTGATTGGGCAGAACCTTTATTCAATGTAAAACTTTTAGATTTTGAATTACCTGTGGTATCAAATCTAAGACCTGTATCCGCACTAGCTATTAATAAATTAACGGTTGAATTGTTTGCAGAGACTGTAGATTCTGTAGTGACTGCAGTAATTTGTCCGAATTTATTATATGTGATCTTTGGAACATTAACAGTCTTGATATTAGAAGAAGTACTAGAAGAACCAATCGTCCCAGCAACAATTCTTTCTGTTAATTTAAAGTCAGGAGTTACCCCTTCACCAGAAGAATTAGTAATCGTAACACCATCCCCAACCGTAGAAGAAACTGCTTTGACATAATTACCGCGGGTCTTAACACCAAGTTCTATTGCGTTATCTAGAACTTTCATGTAACCATCGTCGTCTACTATAATGTGACCAGTGATACTAGATTCTGTTGCACCTTCTGCAATAGAACCAGCAAAGGAACGAGTGCCACCGATTTCAGTAGTAGTGGCTACTTTTAGATTTACTGTTCTGTCAGCAGTAAGATCACCCCCGCCTGATAAGCCAGTTCCAGCATTAATTTGAATCGAGTCCCAAGCCTTACGAATTAAATCAGTAGCAATATCTTGTAAATCACTTCCGATTTCGATAAGGTTAGTATCGATCTCGCTGATGTCAACACCTTTGTCTGTAATCTGTGCTTGTAGATTCTCCGACTCATCCTTTAAGTCAACTGCAATTTGGTTTACAACTTTACGAAATTCATTGAGTGATTGTGTGGTGGAAATACCTCCAGACGGAAATGCGAGCTTTTCAGATTCCAGTATCGAGCTACTATAGTTAGCTGGAAGAGTAAATGTATCTCCAACTGTTCCTAAATTTCTAGCTGTCAACTGAGCTGATAACGAAGTAAATGTATCTGTCTGCTGTGGCATTTTTTATCCTACCTTTTTTGCAATTTGTATAAGTAAGTCTTTTATTTCACTTACTTCCTTTTTTAAATTTTGTAATTCATTTTCTTTTTCTATAGCTTTCTTCTTACGTTTCATATACGCATCATAAGCCTCACTGTCAGTATTTATAATCGCTTTACTATAGTTATCTCTAACCAATTTAGGATTATCTTCAACTGGGCTGTAATCATCCATTACGAAGTAGCTATAGCTCTAAAGTTTTTCAGTTTTGGTATTTGTGCACCATCAGAACTCAACAATACAAACTTGATCTGGAACTTATCGTAAGAAGGTTCATCTTCACTTGTTCTAAAGTGTACTTCATTAAACCCTCCGCCAATAGGAATAGCATTTGATTGCATTTTAGTAAATGTTCCGCCATCAGTATATCGAATATAAGCTTCTACATTTGTAATAGATGAAGGTCTTGATATGTCAACATAAACATCCATTCTAGTTGAAGCATTTTCTAAACTTGTCATACGAGTTATATAACGAGCCTCTGCAGCTCCATGTGTAGGACTATCCTCTGAAGTATTATCATTATTAATACCATTCTTAAATGTTAATAATGACATTCTACCCATATCAATCATTGGAGTTAATAATGAATTGTTTGTTGTTAATGAGCAGTTTACTGTAATATCACCTGCTTCAGTTACTTCTACTCTAGAAGGCAATTCAATTACTCTATTTGGTTCAATGTTATATGTAGAACCACCAATGTTAATAGTAAATTTAGCACTAGTTTGTGGAAGTATAACCGAATCCGCAATCAAATTAACAGCATCAACAAAGAGTTGATTAGGACTATCATCTACTCCGGCTGGTAAAACAGGTATGAAGTTTCCATGGCCAGTTTGACCAGCTCCTCCACCGACTGTTTTTGTTCCAACATCAAATTCCATATACCTTATAATAAATTTAAAATCTTTATTTTGATCTGGAGTCCAAGTAGAAGCATTGGCTGATTTAAGAGCAACTCCAGTATATGGGTTTTTAATAATTCTTTTGCCAGTTAATACGTCCGTTCCGCCTACTTCCGAATGCCACAATAAATAATCCGGCGAGTTTGACAACACGACAACCGCATATTCAACTCCGGCCTTAAGATGGATAGGAGACTTAAATGTAAAGTTAGTTGCTACACTCGCGTCCTCACTTGCTCTATCAGCCATTTGTGCTGCAGTCTTTCTAACTCTAGAAAAGGGTACAACCTTTTGGGTTGGTATGCCGTTTTCAGTTGTTACAAGTTGAATTCTAACTGGTAATGTGCTATGAACTTGTCTAAAGAACAAATCAATATCTTTAACAAACACTCCATCAGGGAATCTATCTGGGTCAACGACAAATGTTTGAGCTAATGGGTCAACGTGTCTTACTGCAGTTGCAGCAGTTTCTGTGCTAGTAACTGTTCTAGTTTCTGTGACTCGTCTTTCATCAATTACTACTTGTTGAGTAGAAATAATTTGCTCTTGCACAGTTTGTACTATACCTCTAGCGGTATAAGTTGCAGTTGCATAAGTATTAGCTATTGACAAATCATTATCACTTCTATCTACCAATCTAAACTGTCTTTCACCAGTTCTAAATCTTAATCCTTCATTATTAGGAATAACGAAATAACCAGATACGTCACCATTTGAATCAGTCACAAGATTTCCACTAGTGATTTCGCCAGGAGAATCATCAGTATGATCTGTTCTAGTTTGGTCGTCTCTAAACTCTACAAATGCAGCTTCACTTGAATAATCGCTTAAATCTATATTATCAAAGAACGGGTACACTCGCGTGTTTGGTTTTAGCCCAGTAGCTTCAAAATAAACTTTTCTTGAACGTATGAATGGAACAAAAGAAGTATCAACAACTCTGTCTCCTACAGATTGAGTTATGGTTTGCAATTCTGCAAATTGTTGTATACCCTCTCTAATTTGCTCGGTACGAGTAGTTCTTTGTTCTAGGAGGAATTGTCCTCTTGTAAGACCGTTGCCACCTTGTCTACCTGTAAGTGTCCCACCATTAAATGTTGGAACTGTTAAAGTGTTTCGGTGCCCGCAATTACAATTTCGTGTGTGTTGAGCCCTATCTCCAAAATGTCTTTGAGTTGCACCAAAGCTTTGCCATCCCAAACTTGTAGTAGCTGTTACACCAGACCATGTTGTATTCCAATCGTTCCATCTTGTTCCAGAAGCTGCTAATGCTGCGTTAGTGGCTAACAATATTGCTTCTGCATTATTATCTTGTTTGATAATAACATCCGGCCTACGATTTGTATCTTTCCACTCATCACTTGAAGGGGATAGTCTAATTTCACCAACCCAAGATGCAACATCGAATGGATTAACACTAATTGCTACGGCAGCATGTGGTTGATTGATAAGTTCTTTAACACCTGATGATGGTAAACGAATCATATCTTCAGCGCCAATTTGAGCTGAACCACTTACCGTTACATCGCTTGCTGTGTTATCAGTATTATATATGCCAATATTAGTAGGAGCAAAGGAAGGTCTGAGTTCACCTCTTTCTGGGTCTACTGCAGCCAAATAGCCCGGATCGGCTGGATCTCCAACAGAGTGTCCTTTAAATTCATCGACGAGAATACCATTTTTAAATCTATCTCCAGACGAGTCGGCAATAGTTTTATCTCTTGTTTGTCTTTCTAGAAGAGAAAGTGATGTATAATATTCTAGGTTTTTAACTCGTTTTTCAATTTTACCAATGTCACGCATTGTGTATCTTTTATTATCGTGATACCCAATTTCAATGTCAGCAACAGACGCTGTAAATGCAGGGACATCTAAATCGTATAATAACATACCATCGTCTGGTATTTTTTGTGGATTATTACCAGCAGCATCTCCAACAAGATATTCAAATTTGCCGTTACTTTTTAAAACAATCCTATCGTGCCGTGGAAGAAAATCTTCTTTTTTATCTATTTCTATAATACCATTCGGGTCTAAACTAGTACTTGATCCTCTAAAATCCAGCTGGTCTAAAAGACTAAGGCCGCCGACAAATGGTGTTTCTTCTCTTTGTATATTAGTAGCATCTGATGAATCTGCTATCGGGTAAGAATCGACTGAAAAATAGTCTCCAGAGCCATGAGAAAAGTGATAGTAACTAACAGTTAAAGTAGTAGAAGTTTCAATAGCTTCAGTACAAATTAGTTTAGCATTGTTATATGAAGATGTTGTCTGACCATTATCTAAATTAAATTTATTTAAAACATTTGTTCCATTACTATCAACTAAACTAATAATTTCTATAACATCATCATTAGCTAAAGCCGCAGTGTCACCCACACTATATGTTGCTGTGCTTATGACTTCACTACTTACAATTTGTTTAGTTTTACTTCTAAGGCTTCCTTCTTCTCTAAAAGAATATGTAACTTTTGCGAAACCTGAAGTAAAATTGTCTAAAGTAAGAGTAAGCCTTGTTGAGTTCTGTGTAAGACTAACTGCATCCACAACGATGGTATCACCAGTTGAATTATCGTATACGATATAATCATTTACGCTGTCTAAATAAAACTTCTGTGAACCACTTAAATTTATTACTAATTGACTGCTGTTTACGGAAGTTGAAGGTGAAGTTGCTCTTTTTGGTAAATTAATTGATGATGCTTCTTTAATTAGAGTTTTAGTATTAAGACCAGGCAAAACAAATAAATCATCAAATTCACTTACATCGTTGAGAGTGAAGCCTCCAAGTTCTTCCGATGCTGTAAATTCAAAATCATCTGAGCCAGAATCTTCAAGATGTACAGCATCTCGTAAAAGTTTTCCAGACTCTAAAGCTAAATCCTTTATGTAAAGACGATACACTCGGCCAGTGTACTCAATACCTCTTACTGCACAAGTTCCAATAAGATTGCCGGGAGAATCACTAGAATATAATTCATAAGTTACTGTGTTTAATGTTGGGAGATACTTGATTGAATCCCCTTCAATATATGACCCTTGACGTGCTTGTATTTCTAAATCTGAATGTATTTCTGTTTCTCGAGCTTTGTCAACTACAATTTCTTGTTTAGTAAGTACCTCGACTCTTTTTCCATTAACGTACGCAACACTTGGTTCTAAACCAACGACAAACTTTGCTGGGTTGCCTCCATTTCCTGTTGTATATCTACCACGGTTTTCTCCATTATCTAAGTGTTCTCGCAAGTCAAGTTCAAACGGTTGAAGGGCATAGTTACCGCTTTCTTCAAATGTTCTTTCAGCCAAAGTTTCGCCAAGTACATTATATTTTGTTTTTACAGGTTCTACCGCTTCGGTTGAAAAAAGAGATGTTACGTTTACTACATTTGATGCAGTTGTTGCAACTACGTTAGGTGTGCCTGAAGTAAAATCATCAGAAATAAGTGTAAGGTCTAAAGTGATAACATAACGATCTGCACCAGGTGCACTAAAGTTACTTGTACCTTGGGCATTGTCATACAGAGTAGAATCTCCAACCGCGCTTACAGTACTTTCAGTAATAGTAAATCCGATTGAACCTTCAACAGTTGCGTCCGCAATTGGATTACTTGAACCATCTACAGCTGCTGTTTTTATGTATTTTGTTTGTTCTTCAGCTACAACAAAATATCCCTTTGTAAAAAATACACCTTTATTATTATGGATTTTTATAGCGTATCCAGTACTAACTACAGTAGTTCCATCACCGACAACATTATTAGCATTCAAGTATGTTTCAACATCTTCTCCAATTTTGATATCTTCAAATGTCCGAGTCGAATTATTAAAGTCTGGCGCATCCGCTGCTCCCTCATTACCAGAGTTGTACCGAAGATAAAAACGATATTTAGAATCAGAAACTAATTCATAATCTAAAATAGATGCGTATACATCAACGTCAGCAGGATTAGAACTTGGTGTAGCACTCCCTGAATCAGCATAAAGTGTTTTTCCGATTAATGGTCTATCAGTATCTACTGCTGCGTTAAGCGCGTCATTATTTAATTCGATCTCGATCCATCGAACTTTATTATCAATATCGATTTCACCATCAAGTACTCTCGTGCCTTCAACAAATACATTCCGTCCAAATTTATCAATCTGATCTTGAATACCACTTTGGATTTGTGTCAACTCTCTTGCCTGAACAGGTCTTCCAGGCTGAAACAGAATTTTAAGATAGTTTTTATCCTCATTTTTGGATGCAGTCCAGTCATCGTAATATGGGGCACTTCCTGTTAGTGTAGTATCTATTGCCATAACTTCCTTAGAATTGAATAATTAGTCTTACTTCTTCTGTTTGTTGAGCATCTCGCCGAATCGGTGTTCTATTTTCTGCGAAGATAACTTCGCCCCTTGTTCTTTCATATTCTGGATTACCAATAAAAGTATAGAAACATTTTTCATTAATTGAATCAGTCAAAAGAGTCCCAGCCGAATCATAGATATTAACTTCTACACCTTCACTCTCCCCGCGAGGGAACGGAGCTTTATTGATTCTCTTATCTGAGTTTTGGTGGTAATATATTCTGAAACCACCACCAGTATCGGTTTCTGGGGTTTGAGGAACATTATCAACTGGATCAGTGCTATAGAATGGGCTTATTTTATCTACCCATGCCTTTGGTTTTTCTCCACCACCAGAAACTGTTCCGGCGAGCTCAACATACACACCATCTCCGCCTTTTCCAGCTAAAGATGCTGGAACTTGGGTGTGTTGTTCTTGGTTAGCTTTAAATGGTACGAAAAAGTAAGGTAGACAGTTTACTGCTTTTTCTGGAGTAATTAGAGGATCTGGCCATGGAGAATCGTCTTCTCCTGTTCTAATCGGCTCTCCTGTTTTTTCTCTTAATAGAGACACTTGTCTAAAAGATACATCAACTAATGCTTCAGCTGTGTGTCTTGGAGGTGAATCCTGTGCTGATGCTTTGTTTTCACCGATAGTCCCTTCAAAGTCAGCTGAAATTCCTGCGTAGTAAGAAGGCAGATCAGTTAAAACAGAATGTCCAAAACCAAATTGTGGTGCAATTAAAGGTCGGATATCTGCTTCGACAATTTCTGCCTTTAATTCATCATTTGATTCAAATATTGAGGGGTCAGTAATTACTAAAGAAGCTCTAAGAATACCGCCTCGTTCATTAACATCACTTCGTGTTAATCCTGTAACCGCGTTTCCTTCAGAATCAACCGAGTCAGTTCGACCAAAACCGAGCTGTTTGGCTTTTGATAAATCCCACTCTACACTTTGTACAACACCCCCATTAGGGCCCTGTACGACAGTAACAGTTACATCGTTATCTTCTGCTGCTGTGATTGCGTTGCCGATTCTTTCTTGTGCAAAATCATCGCTGTCGTTTTTAATTCTTTCTCCAATAATTTTTGCAGTGAGTGTAGTGCTGGTTTGGCCGGCGGGGACTGGATAGCCAGAACCGCCATTTACAATTTTAAATCCATACAATAGTCCTGCACTAGCTCTAGTTGCTCTTGTTCTGCCATCGCTAACACCGGCGTGACCACCAAGTTCATTGAAAACTTTTCTGTCAATTTCACTATCCTTACTAAGTGACTGAAAACTTTTTGAATCTGCAAACAGGTTATTAGGATCATCGTCATTTAAGTAGTCTAGATAAGCCCAGATGTATCCATCACCACCAGCTGATAGTGTATTTTGTTTTACACCAAAGGGAAAGTTAGATGTTGCATCAGCAGGATCATCCATTGCTGGAATGTTAGTAGCGGTTCTACTAAAACCGTTATTACCCAAACACATATAAATTTTTGTATGACCATCTGTGTCAGTATATGTAGCATAACAGGGAAGATGGTTTTGAACAGTATCATAGTCAAAACATGTAGGATCAGTTGGATCAAATATCTTATATATTTCTCCGATTCTAAAGTCAACTTTTGGCACGAGTCGATGAATATCAGTCGAGTCAATCTTAATAAGAGTCATTAAGTTATTTTTAATATCATCTTTTTCATCAATACTTCCGCTTGGGAACCGTACTTCAAAATCACTACTAGTTTCGGTCACTCCACCTTGTGCCGGCCATGGATCGGTTTTACCGATACCAAGATAATAATTATGACCATCTAAGGCTGGTGAATCTTCAACATCCTTTACAAATGTTTCGATGTTGTTTTTTCTGAATTCGTCTGTAATAATAGCTGCCATAAGTAATACTCGTATTTATTAGTTAGTTACGTTTATTTATATAAAAATGATGAACTTAATCTCCGATAAATCCGCCGCCGGATGATATAGTTATATTCCATCGTTTTATAATATCAAGTTTTGTATATGCATTATTCACAAGCGGTGTTGGATTTTCATCATTCGGTGAATCAAATTCATTACCGATTCGGAAGTTTGATGTCCCCATGTGATAATGAAGAGCGTCTGGAGTAGAATCATCACCTGCCCATGTTAGAAGTGCTCTTTCATGTGATTCTGTATTAATTTTACTTCCAATCAAAAAGTTTGCAAGACCTTTTGAAGCTCCTGTTTCTAAAGAAGCTAAGTCTAATTTGTATAGACCTGTAATCGTAAACGTTCCGCAGTCTCTGAACATGCCGTCCATTCTAGTTGCGTTACTTGTATTTAGACCAGAAACATCGGCCGAGGTAAGCGAACTACAACCTCTTAATACTTCCGAAAATACAGTTACTGCAGTAGTGTTAGTGATACCTTCAGCAGTTGTAAAGGATGTTAGTCCGGTACAATCTTTTAACGCTTTATTAAATTCGGTTACTGGTGAGCTTCCTAAGTAGAAAGTTCTTACATCTGATTTAAAGTTAGTAACTCCTGCTCCGGTTTTATCATCCGCGGATACCTTATAAAATTCACCACTGATTGTAATAGTATAATTTCCAGCTGTCGCGTAAGTGTGAGTTAAATTAGAATCACTCCCACTTGAGATAGCATCGACACTTCCATCACCCCAATCAATGTTACACTGAGCAGTTTCCCCAGCTGGATCAAGAATCGGAATAGTAATATCTCTAGAATCAGACGGTGTAGTTATAGTAATAATAGTGTCTTCAATTCCCTTTTTGTCGGTAATGACCACTTCTAAATAGTCTGATCTATTTTGTGAATTATATGGATCATTTAATGAAACGTTAAAAGTATTGCCTAGAATTGTGTGTCTGAAATCATCGTCATTAATTAATAGGTCTCTTGAGTTATGCATTGAGTCTTCCCAAGATGCAACTGTGACAGGATATATTTTATCGTGTCTGTAGTTTTCAGCCAATACCTTACCACTCGTTAATTCTGATATTGTCGGCTCTGTACCATTTATCTCTTCAATTCTTGGAGCAAAGAACTTAACTGGATTCTTCGATTGCTGTGAGTTTGCAAAGTGTGTACAGTACAGTTTAATTTTATCTACGTTAGACTTAAACTTCCAATCCCCACTATTGATTAGTGTTCTTTCTTTTTTGCCTCTTCTAGAAGGTGGGTAAACACCACTATCCGCGTGATCTGTTTCGCCTACATGGCCAAATGGTCTAATGTGTCCTACCACTAGATACCACTTATCGTCGTTTACACCAATACTTGGGCTATCAGCTGATGTAGTATTAAAACCTAAATCATAGCTATTAAAGAATGAAGGAGAATCAGCAGATGTCGCACCGTCTGTTATATTAGACAACTGAATGGTATCCCCACTAGCATTTTTTGCAGTGATACCCATAATCTTTAATCCGCCAGGTGCTAAAGGTGAATCATCGATACCAAATGTTGTATCACTTTGATGAATCCAACAAGAGCAACGATATGTTCTATTCGGGTTTACTTTTACAAAACTAGATTCAAAACCTCCATCATATTTAGCTCCAGCGGGTGAGCTATCGAAGGAGCCGTCATCTCTATTTTCGGCAATCCAAATTGGTTCTTTTCCGTAGAACGGAGTAAAGTCTGTTATTACTCTGTTTTCAAAAGTTGTTCCAAACGGCGATGCATCATCATCAGTCGCATAAGGATTCCCAAGAGGGAAAAGTTTAGGATTTTTAATTGAAACATCAAGGCCTTCACTAAGTACAAAGGGGACATGATCTGCAATCAAGTTCGGTTCAGTTTCTACTAGGTTAGCTAATTCAAAATTGCCAAACTCACGGTGACTATCCCGCAGAGAATATGTTGTCGTTGTTGGACTTTCATCGTAGGATGTATTAATAGTTAGCTGTGTTTTGTCTGACAATACGTTATCTTCAATTACAATATCTTTATTATTTTTACGTTTAATAATTGCATTGTATTTACTGTCAGTCTTTTCTTTAAAAGGAAACGCTTTTGGGTTTACACCTTCTAGTATTCTAATATCACGAATCATAAAGGATTCGTTTTCAGCATCACCACCATAACCCGCAACACCTCTAATAGCATCGTCTCTAAGTCCAGTAGCAAACATAATCTTAGGCTGTTCATCAAGGTCTAAAGCACCTGTCTTAAATGAGTGTACAATATCAACCCACTCGCCCTGTGTATTTACTTTTGTTTCTTCCAAGTCGTAAACACCCCATCCGTAGTATTTACCTTTCACCTCTTGGTGTTTTCCAACTGGAAGTTCAAACACATATATTCCTGTTGTTGCCCGTTTAATTTCTTTCCCTTGTTTATCTAACGAAGGAATATTTCTTCCAGCCATTACAAAAATGGTTGTAAGTTTTGTATTACTAGAAGGTATGAATACCTTAGCAGTTAATTCATAGTATGTGTTTGCTTTAAACGTACCAATCGGAAGTGATCTGTCACTACCTCCAAAAATAATACCGTGCCCATCAGCTTTATCAGCATTTAATTTTAATACATTATAGTTACCTTTTGGAATGCCAAGTATTGGTGTTCTTACTCCTTCAAATTCCACATACTCTTGCCCAATACCAGAAGCTGAATCGTATTCTTCTATGGCTGGGATAAACAGTCTTTTAGCGCCAAATGAAGTGCATCCGTCAACTGCAGAAAGACTATCAAGGTCGATTGGACGGTAAAGCTCTGTGCCAAAACTCTCATCACTATCAGTAGCGTTTATAAATTTAATTCCGCCTTCTATGTTATTTCTAATCGCGGGAGGATCAGCAACAATAGGTTCAAATCTACTAGAGTAAACTCTTTTTCTTAAAGACCGAACTACAATATCATCAAGTTTATAATGAAACTCTTTTATATCAATGTTATCGTAATTAAATGTTCTATTATTATACTTAGTTCTTTTAGACGCGTCTTTTTCGATTATGATATTTTTATTTTCGATAGATGGGTCGATAATTAAGTTATGTGAGTTTGTTCCTGTCTGAATTAATCCGTTACTGCTACCTGCCGGTAGAACTCTTAACCATCTAACTGCGTATCCATCCGATACGTTTCCTCTTCTATATATTTGAATTGTGTTACTGCCTTTTACAAGTTTATCACTTTCAAAGGTGTACACGCCAGCTGCTCTGACATAGAGAAGGTTATCTGGATTGTTATCAATACTACTCCCACCGTCGTCTACCTCAATATGGGTTTGGTTTCTATAATCCATATTCCTTTTGTTGCCAGAATTTTTAACAGTAAGTTCGTGACCGTTAAGAGCTAAACGAATACCTCCTTCAGCGTCGTCTATCATAAGTTCGATAGTACATAGCCCTTCACTAGCACTTTTAAATTCAACTTCGTGTGGCCCGACACCTTGAGAACTAGTTACGGCACGTTGTCTTGCATTAGGATTACCAGTACTAACCCCAACACTACCAACTTTATACGGACGAAACCCACGGTCGATTTGCTCACTTTCGTAATGTCCGATTTCACCTCCGCCAATAAACAGATTAGCAGGAGTATTTCTATCTAAGTATTTTGTTACATTAAAATTAATCTCATATTCTACATCGGTTTGCCAATTGAAGTCATCTGTAGGATTAATAATTTCATTGTCAATTTTCAATCCATCTGATCTAACTCCAGCAGGATTATCGGTATCTCTAGTGTCTCTTGACAAGTAAACAGGTTTATACCCGACGGCGTCATCCATCTTTTCTTCAAACTCTATTTTACCGCCTGCAGTCTTTCGTACTTTAAATTGAAGGTCAGGGTATGGGCCCTCATCACCTAAAACACTATTTGGAATTGTTATTATATCATTGACTTCAAAGTTTATACCTTGTTTTACAACTTCAACTGACGCAAAACTTTCATTAATATGCACTCTAAATTCAGCACCACTTCCGAGCTCATCAGTTGCAGGGTTATGTGATGCTCTAGTTACAGTATAGTCTTCTGGTAATACTGTATATATACCAACAGGTCGTGGGTTTACTGTCGTAATATGTTGCCGATCAAATTCAGATATCCGTCTAACATTAGATATTCCGCTTCTACTCAAAAGTTCACCGTCATTATCGCCAGACACATCTTTAATTATGGGTGTCAACACCTTAGCTCTCTCTAGCAAGGGCGGATCGGTAACTGGTACAATTGCGTCATCAGGATCGGGGTGTGTTGTAATAGCTGAGCTGACTTCGCCTACAGTTGAAGAGCCTTCGTTAAATAGATAAACATGATTGCCATCTTGCCCATTTGAAACTGCTGATTTATTTACTCTAATATTTGAAGGGTAGTTATCGATATTTTTAACAGCTTCTCCACTTAAGATATCTTCAGTTGTTGGTTCCCGCCCGTCAACTAAATCTATTCTTGGGTATACCCATTCATATTCACTTTCAGTTGAGGATGTATTATAATACTGATACGCTCTCATTCTGATTTCATCTGCAGCAGGATCAAGACCATATATGTTAATAATTGTGTTAATCTGTTTTCCAGTTTCTACATCGTATATACCAGCGTCTGAAAATAAATCATGGTCTAAAGTATAGTTACCATAGTTTGAAGTGTATACATAGGATACAAACAAAGCCCACTTTTCCTTTGGTTCAAAGCTTTCAGCTGGCCCGCTTCTAAAATATGGATTTGTGATAGCAACTATTTTAACATCACCTCCGCTGATATATTCACTATAGGCTGATGTGTCTAAGAGTGTTGTGAATTCCGCATCGCTATACAGTCTAAGAATTTTTCTGTCGTTAGAATCTCTTCTAAAATAAACAACATCCATTGGATTGTTTATAGCAGTATTAAGTTGTGTTGTACCAACCACATTTTCGATTCTTACTGCTCCGGCCGGATTAGTCTGTTCACGGTCTATAGTTATAGTACCTGCTGTACTGTTATTCACCGCGGTGATTTTAAAAGTCCTACTTGAATTCGGTCGATAATAGACAGGAGTTTCTTTTCCTCCCGCGCTATATGAATTCAACCCAAAATAGTAACGTCCAGAGTCAATGCTTGATTGATTAATTTTTAAGAACAAGGAAACCCTATATAAAGAACCACTTGCTGGATTAGAAATGCTTACTTTGGGGCCGTTGAACCCGCCGTCTCCATTATTATCAGTACCACTATTTTTGCCAACCCATACCACTGCTTTGTTATTGAAGGGGTCAGTTCTAAGTTCTCTACTGTTTTCCGATATTTGTCCATTTCTTTCAAAACCATTGAAATTTCCACGTCCTTCTCTAAACGGTAAGAAAGAATCATATAGGTTAGCTATGTAATTTGGTTTTGGTTGTGGTAAAGAAGTCACGCCTTCAAGAATGCTATTCTTCTGAAGTGTGCCAATTGCCATTGTATTTCTAAATACTCCGTTTTTACCACCAATATCTAGAACAGGAAGAGCAGAAGTAGTAATCTTTTTAACACCATAGTTGGGGTCTCGTCTATCTGCTAAAGAATCAAAAATTACTTTACCATCTTTTCTTTTAATAATTATGTCTTTAATAAGAAGAGTTGGAACGTATGGCTCACTAAATCCGTCAAGATTACCTGCGTCATAATTTGAAATTACCATCAATTCAAAATGAGTAGCGCCTGGATCAAATTTTCTGGCTGATCTCCCGGCCTGACTATATTGTAATTCGTTAGGAGGGTTAAACCCACTAAACACTTTTGTAAATGTTTTCTCTTCGTTTTTGCCGAGGATATACCCTGAAGCTAATGCATAGTTATAACTATGAAAGGCATCTGTTCCTACTCTTGAACCAGATGAATCAGTAGAATTTACACCAGCATAAATTTTATTTTTTTTATCTTTTAATAAATTCTTAATTGTAATAAAAATTTCATATTCAGCGTCTTCTTCAATTTCAATTAAATTATCCAAGAAAAGCCGACGTTCGTTGCCAGTTGATACAACTCCACCTAGGGTTTCGTCATAATAAATAGTACCCGAACCATTTGCAGAACTTATACCCTGCGTAATATCACGAAGATGATGTATCCAATTATAACCAGTATAGTTAATTTCTTTAAAATATCTAGGATCAGAAGCTTCTAGCTCACTTCGGAGGATAATATCGTCTTCACCTCTGTGTTCAACAATTTTACCATTTGAAAATAATTCTAAGTTAATAAAGTCATTACTAGGACATACTACTTTTAACGGTATTGCTTTAAATTTAGGTTGTCTAAATATTTCATCTCCGCCTGTAAAAGTAGAAGTACCCTCATAGTTACATATTGCAATAGGTATCTCTTGTGTAGCACTACTCGATAGTAAAGGATTTGGAAGTCTTTCAATTGCTGTTCCACGGGTTCCTCCACGAATGCCAATAAACACATGGGGAACTCTTTGTTCTGTCCAAGTTGTTGTTGAGTCCCCTGCACCACAATTCTTAAGAGCATTTCTTAAATCAGTATTACATCCCGTAGCATCATGGGAGTATAAGATTATAACATGGCCACTGCCATAAGAATTAATTTTATTAGCAAGTGTGGTAGCATTATTAATATCTCCGTATGTATCATAGGTAGTATTGAATAATACTTTTCTGTCTGATCTTCTAAATACAACTAAGGTGTGTCCTCTAGTTCCGCCTCTTAAATTATTATTTACGCCAGAATCAAATGTGATATTTTCGTCACTAAAATATACACCTTTTTGTCCGTGCTGCCTAGTATATTGATCTGCGATTGCTTTGATCGAGTGTATTTCATCTGCAGTAGAATACTGAGCTGCATTATCGGTTATGGATACTTCTACTTGTCGTTCTCCAGCAGCATTATTCATAATTTGTCGAATAGACATTTCACGAATATGGCCATCAGTTCCCGTCCATGACGAACCAGCTACGTATTTACCAACTGCGTTATCTTTGAGAAGTCTAAATGAAACCTCAAAAGCTGAATTTTCATTAATTCTACCAGCAGTTTTCATTCCCGTGCCATCACCCTCAAACTCAATAAAAGTGTCTGAGAAGTTGGTAGTATCAAACCTTGATTGTTTTGTATCACCAAGCAATGACAATTCATTTTGTTGACGGATTCTTAATCCATTGTCAGAATTAAAATAGTTATCATAAATTGCGTTATATTGAGCTTGCTCTAATACATAGAATGCTGACAAGAGACGATAAACAACAATTTCAATCGGAATTACGAATTGTGCTTCAAGCCAACCAGGCTGATAGTGAGGACTATGTTTTTCAAATTGGTTATTTGCTGCAATATCTTTTAAGTATTGTTTTTCAACCCACTCAAATCTTGGTGGTTCAAATGATCTACGTTGAACACGGAAATCGGCTTCAAGATATAACGCAACGAAAAACTTCAGTCCTGCTGGGTGTATTAACTTATTAAATTCAGTCTTCCACAAGTTTGCTGAAAGAGCAGTACGAATAACGTATGAAAAATTTTGATACTTATCACCATCGTGTAGTCTGTTTATGTCAGAAGGGAATCCTTTGCTATTAAGCCATGAGATAAATCTTGGGTATTCACTGCCAGTACTTGAAAGACCAAAGTTAGTTTCTTGAAGGGTGTTATATCTTGCTTCACTATTAAAATCACCTTTTACTTGTCTTGCAATTATGTTAGTGGTATTTCTATTATAAAAATATGTATTGCCTTCGTTATCTAAATCTAGGTCTAGAATATTATCGCTTGGGATTGCTCCTGTCCTTGCGTAATTCTGAAGCTCTTGAGTTGTACATATACGATTTATAAACGCAAATCCGTAAAAATAAACCTCTCCATTTGCGTTTTCATAATAATCTTTACCTTGTCCACCACCGGAACCTATACTACCACTATTAATAGCCTGACCTAATGCAGACGGATATAAGTTTGTATCTTCTACTGGCCCACCGACTGTATGAAAGTCATCCATTTCAAATACGTTACCGTCATCTTCTCCCTCAATAGAGCCTGGAGGGCTATCACTATTAATAATCGTACTTATTGATAATTTAGCTGCCCCGATGTGATATTCAGGCGAATCCCAAGCTGCGTATTTAGAACCGTAATCCGCTGCGTATTTGTTATCATCGTTTTCTCTTATATCAACGGTAATAGCTAATCTGATTCTTTTTTTATCGCGGTTATTTTCAGGAATTAAAGTGTCCCAATAGTTCGAAAAGGTTTTACTGATATCGTTTTGGTAACGGCCGAATCTACCGGAAATTTTTAACTCACCATTGTCTCTAATGCTAAATCCCATACCCGCATCAGCCAAGCGTGTGAAGGCAAATTCATTAACACTTTTTCTACGTTGTCCTTCTGCTGCAAATAGGGGTGTAAATGTCCGTGAGTTTTCTGCGTTACCAACCGGAGTCGAGTCTGCTAATACATAGTTCTCTCCAACTTCAAAGTCAATAAAATATGTCCCAGCCTTTTCATTTAAATATTGTTTATTTCGGTAAAAGGCAATACGTCTTCGGTCATCACTGCCCTTCTTGTACATGTATTTGTCTTTTGTCGGGCTTACTGTAGAAGTTCCCTGATATGAATTATCAGAAGGTATAAACAAGCGATCTTTAGGATATGATATATCTACAACTTCGTCAAAAAAGATTTTAAAGAAAGAAACAATACTATCTTCACTGCCTCTGGTATTATAGTATTCTACAATCTTTTTATATAATGCTCTACGGTCGAGTAGAGAAGCATTGGGAATACCTGTTGCAATTTCTGCCTGAATCCTATCTAAAAACTCAGCAGATGTTTTATCAATATCATGTTCTCCTAAAATTCTTCGTGTTATATTACTTGGAGATGATTGCAGATTTTCAACTGTGAATACTGTGTTATCTAGTATACGATTTGTCAAGCGAATGTTTTCTCCAACACGATAACCAAAACCAGGCCGGTTTGGTTTAATAGTTGCCACTCTTGCATTTTCAACAGTGATATCAACTGTAAGGCCACTACCAGACCCGCCGTATACAGGCATGTCACTAAATGTAACAATCGTTGTTGCACTTGGTACTGCAGCATTTGTGAGCCCGACCATATTCATTCTACCAACTCTAAAAGAGGTAGTACTAGCTCCAGATGGAGTTGTGGTTCCAGATGGATTACCCACAAAAGTTACGTCTTCGACTGAAAGTTCTTTACTACCAACACCATTTGTAATATCATCATTGTATGTAGAGTCATAAAAATCAATTTTACCATACTGTGTTGTGCCTTGTGTAGTATTAGCCATTACCCAAGTAGATCGAAGTTGATCGTTTGGTAAAGATGATACAGTCTTTGTAATAATATATGAACTATCAATGACCCCAACATACAAGTCAGGATTAGCTTCATCACGCTTATACAACTGGTTATAGCCACTTGGTGTGAAGTCTGTTACTGTCACACCAATATTTTGGTCAGAAACATTTAAGTCACGAAAAGGTAGATTCCGCCCGGCGCCGTCACCAATAGTAGGAACCTTAATAGACATTTCTGATACTTGTCCATCTTGATTCAAAAAGCCGTAGTAGTCTTTTATTAATCCCAAGAAGTTCTGTGCATTTGTCCTAAGCTGATCTGGAATTAGGCTTTCAAGATTAGCCGCCTCAACAGAATGAGGTGCTAATGCTACTGATTCAGTGACGTTATGTGACATACTTTTTAATCCCTAGTAAATGTTCCGTAATCTGAAAGTCCAGCTGATCCTGCTACAGAAATATTATCAACATCGCCGATAATAGTAGTTTTGTTTACATCAATCTGTAGAATCTTTTTCTCTTTAGAAAGAATATCATCTGATGCAGGACGCACTCTTATTTCGATTGTTTCATTGTTATCATGTTGTAAATTGCTAATCTCAACTTTACCAGTTGCTGGAGTTACAAATCCTATATTCGGATATACAACAGCCTTTTCTGTGTCAGAACCAGCTCGAACTGCATATAGTTCCCGCCGGGTATTATCTCCATCAATATATCTATCAAGTAGTCTTGTCGGCTTTCCTTTTACTAAAAAGTCAGATGATGAAATAAAACTTGATACTTGATTGATTGTCCCTGCAAGAGCAAAGTCAAACTCAGCAGTATGAGTATCAGCAGTAGAAGTAGTGATATTTACTTTTTTATAACACCGGACACGTGCAACCGAGTTTAATATAGCATTGTTCGTATTATCCACCGCAGAAAGTAAATTTGAATGACGGTATACACCATCAAAGTTATTCAGTCGTGTGTTATTATAGTTTAAAAGAGTTTGTCTTACAGTAGATTCAAGACCGCCCTTTGAAATAGTAGTGGCAGTTGGATCATACTTGAAAAACAACTGGTAGTAAATATATGTATATTCTGGATCAACAATTTCAGGTGTCATCCCCACAATTCTTTTACCTCTTAGGAATCTTTCTATTTCAGCCCTCTGCCCAGCAGTTAAAAATTCAGCAGCTGTAGGTTTAATTGAGATAAAGACTTTGCCAAACTGAGGGATGTTTTGTGTCTCTCCACCCCATGCTGCTACAGTGTCAATCCCGCTAAAGTTTCTTTTAATAAGTGATTTATAGTCGTCCGAGGTAACTGCTCTTTCTTGCGCAATGAAAGAAAGAGGTGCGTTATATTTAATACTTTCGATTGGTTCAGCTCCAGCTCCACCAGCAGCTCTACTTGCTGTAGTAATACGAATGTTTTCAGTTGCAACTTCTGCATCGATAACTGCTTGTCCTGTTTTATATCTGAAATTAATCGCACCGTTTGTTAGTGCACCTTTAGTTACAAGGTATTTAATCTGTACTCTACCAGAAGCCTGTGGTCTCTTTCCAAATAAATTATTGCCAAATCTAATTTCAAAGTTACCATCAGAGTTTTCATCAACAAAATAAATTTGAGATGTACCATCTACTGCAGGAAAATTTGAAAACTTCTCATACGTTTCTTTATTTTCCATCGAGTTTAGGTTTGGGAATACATCTACTAACAAAGTACTTGTATCTACGTCTCTTGAATTAATAATAAATCTTTGGTCATAGCTATTATCAATAACGTAAGACTCTGTTCTACTAGAACCTTCTGCAATTTCTAAATTAGAGAATACAAAATCTCCTTCATTTACTACTGTTTTAACGGTACTAGTGGTTTCAAAGGTATACGTTACGTCATCGATAAGAGTTGTAAACTTAGTGCCTCTAGGAATAGTTAAAGATTCTGAATCTGAACCAGGCTTTCTTGGGAATACGACATTGATTAAAGCTCTGGGCGCAGTAACTGACTTAGGTGTGTAACCCAAAAGTTTAGCACGAGATACAACATTACCTCTAACCTGAGCCGAATCAAGGAAAGACTCATTCATTGCCATGTGAGCATTGACCGCGTTATAGTGAGTGTTATATGCTAAGATGTCAAGAAGGTGATTTAAACCCGATCCATCAAAATCGTAATCCTTAAACGGGCCACCACTTCGTGTGAAGTAGTCCTTTAAATTACGTTTGATCTGGTCGAAGTCTAATTCTGTTACATTTACTTTTGTTGATGCCATTTTATCTCAACCTCTCTAAATAAAATTCCATAGATTGTGCTTCTTGTTTTCCAACAACATTGAATTGAACTGCAACATGGAGTGAGTTAATATCGGGTCTAAAATCTACTCTTACCGCAACATCGTTTACTCTTTTTTCATGTCTGTTTATAACATCTTTAATCTCTTCTTCCATCTCTGCAATAACAAAAACATCCGCGGGTTCAAATAAAAGACGCGTGATATTACCACCGATTTCAGGTTGGAACGGTCTTTCTCCGTGGTTAGTTAGAATTAAATTCTTAACCGCTTGTTTGATTGCATCAATATCCGTGATAGGTCTTATATCATTGTATGCCGGATGTAATATAAATCTTAAATCTAGATCAGCTGATAGTTTACTTGCCCCGTGAGCAACTTTACTTATGGGTGCTGTCGTAGAATTAAAATCTGAAAGTTGAGTACTCATACCAACTATTTATATGAGTACAAAGATATTATTTGTGAATATATCCGTCTCTTGCTAGTTGGAGATGCTTGTCATAATCATAAGCTAATATACCTTTTGTATCAGCATTATCTCTATACATAACGTGCGGAACAAATGTAGCTCTGGTGTACACCCCTGCTGCTGCCGGTCGTGGGGCATTTAGTGGTGTCAAATTTCCACCTAAATCTTCCGGCAGTATGTCTTGATAATTATAATTAATAGTTGTTTCTTTTTTTAGTGTCTGATTTCTTTGTGCCTTTGCCCAAATATAGCTTTGATAAATTTCTTTATCACGGAAAATAGCACGAGCTATACCTATTAAATTATCTTGATAGGCATTTATAACTCTTCCTTCCGTGCCTGTACGGATATCAGATAATGTAAAAGAACGGCCAATAAAAATTGATCTAAAGTCTCCAAGTTTTACATTAAAAAGGTTTCTATTATATCTTTGAGTCCCTTCAGTTAATTTTTCAGGCGGTATAGCAGGAAACCCAAGAGGCTCTAATCTAATTTGTGTTTGATAAGCCGAATAAAGTTTTTCTATATTTTCATCTGTTTTACCTTCTTCGTTAGTAATAAAATCACTAATAGTACGAATAAAGAATCCTTCGGTCGACTTAATATATTGTAAAGAACGTAGTTCAGTGAGTTTTGAATAGTAATTATCATAGCTCTCTGGTATAGGTACATCGGTCTCTAAAAAATAATTAACTGCGTTTATTCCTCTGGTTTTATAATATTTTTGTGTTTCTTTCGGCATGACATTTAGTATGTCTTGTTCGACTTTTTTGCGTTGCTTTCCGTATACCTCTTTTACGAGAGAATTTATTGTGCCAGGCGGGACTTTATTTTCATTTTTTTCGGAAACTGTGTTTAATAAAATTCCTACACTATCCACTTCAGATAAAGTTAGATCATGCCCAGCAATATCTGATGTTGAAACTTTTTTATCTATTGCAGTAGGAGCTTCACTAGGCTCAACCATATCTTCAACGTCTTTATTTAGCTTTGGCGATTCGGGTGGCGTTGGTAATGCTTTAAATGTTCCATCGGCTAGTTTTTCAGCATCTATCTTTGGTAGGGAACACGGATTAAATTTAAGTAGTGTGAGAGGGTTATTTAAAGTTATAATAATAGATGCAATATCATCTACAGCACCACCCCACTCACCTTGAAATTTTTCTATGATTTTATCAGCGTTTGGGTCATTACCTAAAACTTTAGTTTTTACTTCGTCAAACGCTGATTGAAAATTAGGTATTTCAGGAACTTCTGGAAGTGAAGATTTAAGAGCATCTAACTGAGCATCTGCAGCTGATTTTATATCGGCTAATGCAGCTGAACCTTGAGATGATAATTCCCCTAGTTTCTCTTTCATAGCAGCTTTAGCATCTTCTAAAGCTTTGAGTTTACCATCTAATAAATCACAATTTAATGCCATATCTTATCTCCTACGTTCCACTCGTTGGTGCATTAGTTTCTGATTGTGGATCAGGATGCACTGGTTCTAGATCACTCGGCTGACTGTGTGTATGAGTATGAAGTGTTATAGTATTAGATGTAATATTTCCAGCAGGGAAGTCAATACTTCCTGTAGGTGCATCCATAAAGACATCTGACCCTGCGTCAATATCAATATCAGCTGCTACATCAAGTTTGAAGTTTCCTGTCGAGGTAAGTGTAAATGTTTCGTTTACAGCTGTATCAAGTTTTCCAATAACAGTTTTTTGTTCATTTCCATTAATTATACTAGTCAGATTTTGTCCGACTTGAATATCTTGATTCTGTACAATTTCTAGGGTAGAGTTTTGTGTAACGGTTCGGTTTTCTCCTTTACCGATTCTAGTATCAAGTTTTCCTTTGATATTTGTTGATACATCTTTTACAACTTCGTTAAATTCTGACAGGCCAACCTTTTTAAAGATATTACCATGTATATTCATTGTATAATCTTTTTCAACTTCTAAGTGATAATTACCTTTTATCAATGTCTTTACATCTTCGTCAATCGTAAGATTTACATTGCCTTTTATTGATACGTTTTGGTCTTTCATCACAACTTGATAATCATTGCCGTTTACAATAACTGTACGGTCACCTGTGTTATCGATTTCTTCATACGTTCCCGATTTATGAAGATTTAAAATTCTCTCTTTACCAACCGTATCGTCATATTCTACTGTATGGCCAGAAAGATATTCTTTTACATGGTTGTTAGGATAGGTAGGCTGGGTTGTGTCAAAGGGGTCTTTTATTTCCCATCTCTTTCTTTCAAAGTAAGATTCAGGTTTGTCTCCCGAAATTACTTGCCCATTAGGTGGTACGGCGGTTGGGTTACCTAGAAGCTCGCCATCAACTTCAACCATTGACTTTCTTTGCATTTCATCCTTTTTAAGAAATGCATAGCTTGAACTATAATCAGTTCGACTGCCTCTGGGGTTATCGACCTCGCCAGGCGTTCTCGGCATTGCACCTGTAGGATCAGAAAAACCAACGCGAACATAGTTTTGTGTTTTAGGAGTTTGAGAAGGAAGCGTTCCAAGGATAATCGGGTCTTGACACGCTTCTCCATCACGAAAGAAACCAACTACCCAAGAACCTGCTAAAATTCCCGTGGCGGATTCGCCGACACCAGAACAAGAAGCTGAAGTAATAGGCATCATAACATGAGCAAGTGGTAAAGCTGAGGTTGGAATCTCATCCCTATCACTACTATGATAGCCGAAACACCTAACCCGAACTCTTCCCATCTCTGACGGGTCGTTGATATCTTCAATAACACCAGTGAACCAACGAAATGCGGTATCTGTAAAATTATTATTTAAAAATTCCATATCAAATATCTATCGTAAACGAATCCTTATTTATTTCCATTGAGCTCATGTGAGAACATGAACCATTACTTCCGACTGTAAAAGTGTGAATAGTTGAAACAACTAGATAATCACCCGACAGATGCCTATCAATATGAGCTACGTCGTCAACTTCACCACTTTTCCATTTATTATATATTTCTTGATCGATTGCTTTTGGCAATTCTAAATTAATTTTTTTGCCGGGGTTAAGAAAAAAGTCTCCGGCCACTTCTATCTGATGAGAAATATTTGACAGCAATGTATTATATGCATTTAGTCTGTGAATATTTGTGTACAAGTTATTAGAATAATTTTTTAAGCCAGGATATGCCCCACTGTTCGTAGAAATATATTCACAATGAGAATCGGGAAGTGTATTCAAGGTTGAGTTTTGAGAGCCGAGGCCGAATGTATTAGACAAAACTGGTTTCTTTCCAAGAGTGTTTGATATATTTGCGCTTTGGTTATAATCGTATATTCTTTGGTCATAGGTTTTTGTAGTGTAGTCTAAAGAATAATTTCTACTTGCAAAGGCACCGTCTTCTGCTTGAAATAACTTAGACATATTAATTTCAGAATTAAATTTTACAATACGTTTAGCTCTTTGTTTATAATCTTCTTCTGTACCTATATCACTACCAAACCCTTTAACATCTCGATAAGTATTAAATACTGGGTTTTTGTCTGATATAAGATGGCTCAATGATACAAATCGAGAAACCTTATCAAAGGTCTGAAAGAAGAAAAAAGGAGCTCCATTTTCGTCATAAGTATTTTTCCGTAGAAACTCTATTGCCTGAAGAGGGTGTTGTAAAGTAAATACGCCCCGATGTTCCGAAGATTCCTCTCCAATAGATAAGAAACCATCTGTATGTTCTAGATCGGTATTTACAAGACGGACAATTTCGAGTGATGTTGCTTCTCGGTATTCCCTTGATATCTTTTTAAATCTCGACATATAAGCAAAGGGTGTTGTAGCTCGTAAAGAGTACGCCTGAGATGTTTGATTTAAACTCTTGACAAAGGCGGGATATTCTGTCACTATAAAAGTGAATGTAAATATTTGAAAGTCATTCGCACCTAGTGGTTTCTTTTGGAACTCAATAACTATTCTTTCTTGTCCAATTATTTTTAAGTCTTCAAATAAATTTACGGATTCGTTGATAGTAACTTCACAAATAAGTGCTGGTAAATACAAACTCTCTTGAATTGTAATATCACTTACAAGGTCTTTAATATCTTTTACTAAACCTTTGTGATTAAACAATTCAACTTTTTGAAGTATTACTGCATCTGGAGTAACACTGCTTAAGTCACTAGTAAAATTACCTTTCATAATTAATATCCACCACCACCGCCGCCGCCTGAAGATGACCCACCGCCACCGCCACCACCGCCTGAGGATACTGCCCCACCTCCACCTCCACCTAGTGCACTACCTGCTACAGCGGTAGAAGAACCAAGTACAGCTCCAGTTACGGTAGAACCTTGTTGAATCAAATCTTTATAGGCTTGTGCAAATTCTCTAATTAGTTCTGGTTTGATAACTCTGATTTTACTTTTTTCATCCTTTTCATGTATCAAGTGGTCATAATGCGAAACAAATCTATCTGGATCACTGCCTTCAACAGGAATGTCAGGAGGATTCCATCCTTGTACAATCTCTTCGGCTGTACCTTGAGGTTTACCTGCAGCACGAATTAAAGATTGCCCAAGAACATCATAAGCATTTAGTACATCTTCTGTATCGTTATTTCTATAATAGTAAAGCGGTGCGTTTCTAAAGTTTGTATATTTACAGTCTTCGCCATTTGCTTTTTGATGAAGATAAAATCCTTTAAATTTTAATTGTCCTGTTCTATAGTAGGGGTGAAAATACTGAACCCATACTGTCAATGCAGCTTGTTCTATAGTATTATCTTCTAATGAAAAGTAATATAAAAATGCTTCATAGGGCATATACGGCCGGCCTCTATCATTTGGAAGTAGTGGCCATGATTTGGATGCATCTACAAACTGTGTGTCCAACCATTTAAACACACTAATCATCCACTCTGTTCTTTCGATGGTCATAGTGTTTAATAGTTTTCTTGTATAGAATGATTGATTCAAAACATCGGCGTCAACTAGTTGTTGTACCTGTTCGCCAGTTAAGGTAGAAAAAAGCGCATCTTGACCAAATTTGTCTTTGGCTGCTTCGTTTAAATTATTCTGTTGGCCAGCTAAGATGTCTGGAAAATAGTCATTAGCTGGATTACCATCTTTACCAACTATTGGCCAATCATTAAATGATAGATACATTCTCTGTAACCATGTTCTATTCAGCTGAATTGGTGCAGCGTTAGTAATACCTCCACCATCAGGAATTGGAATAAGATTAGCACCACGAATTCTATCTAACTCTCTTTCATCTGTTGCAAAGAAATTATCTCTATCTGTAAAGTCAGACATTACTAATTGCAATGTTTTTTCATTCCAGTTCACAATTTTAGCTGACTCAAGACACCGAACTATTCTTAGGTCAGCATAGGATAAATCCAAACCCGAAAAATTATTTTGTATTGTAGATGCATTAAATTGAGAACCAACGTCATTGGTATCTACTGATTCCTGTGTACTCGTTTCATATTCCCGCCCAAGTAGGTCACCTGCCCCTACTCCAAGTTTTCTAAAGCCATTTCCTTCTGTGCCCGGAACTGTTCTTGGAACAAACACCATAGAACCAAGAGGATCATATTCAAGTTCTAGTTCTGCCTCAATAGAAGAATATGATTTTGGCCAATCGTCAATGCCATTTTTTAGTGTTTCGTTTACAATAAAAAATGTCCAATAAAAATCAGGAGTCCCATATAATTTTTGTGAAACATTATCAGGCCGTTCACCATCCTCAATTTCATAATATGTATATGAGTTAATGTCAGAAACTAATTCATTATTAACATCTACATGGCGAAATATATCCGTGACACTTGTAGGTTGGTTTGGTTCAAATTGATATGCTGTTGTTGGGAACTGTTTGAAAAAACTCATTCTAAATTACCTCCAGCCTGAATATTACCCTCCGTGACTGAAACGGTTTGTGTTCTGTTTGCTTCAGCTGCCGTAGCATCTTGATCGGGAGTATAATTATATTGATCGGGGGTCTGTGTGAGAGCAAGTCCAGTTTCAGAAACCCCGCGTTGGATTTGATTTTGCTTGTTATTTGGATCACCTGCAATTGATTCAAGTCTGTCGATATCTTCTCTGAATAGATTTCTTGTTTCTTGGAAGTTAATAGAAACATCTACCTCAAACGGCTGGCCTTCTGAGTGCCAACTATCTGCTGCAGCATTAAAAGTAGTATTACACGCCGTAAGATAACATGCGTATGGGACAGGAATATAATCATTACGGCTAAGTTTATTATCTTTTATTTTCATAAAGTCGATTCCCCAAGTCGGCGGGTATCTCAATAGTCCTTCTTCCCCATTAAATGTTTTAGCAGCATACATCTGTTTTCGGAAAAGTTGGTGAATGTGTTTTATAATTATAGATTCTTCAGCTGAATTTGCAACCATTTTAAAATTAAATGTATATGCCCTAACGCCTGAACCAGTGTATGAAGTATTTGTGTTGGGGTTTTTAATTAGTTTATTAGCAAATAGCGCATTACCAGTTGATGCTGGTGCAATTTTTTGACCAACATTAGTTGCTACTATTTTAGTTATATCGATATTATCTACTGACTGACCAATAGCTTCTCCGATTCCCTGCCCTGATTGTATATTTTCTGTTGCCTGAGCAGTTACTGCTCCCATTTGACCTAAGTCTATACTTGAGTACTGAGCATTATCACTAAACGCAATATTTGGTGGACAGGGTAAGTGTATTCGATGTGTTGTCGGCCCACCAGTTTTGCCTGTTCTTTCAAAACAAGTAAATCGAATAATAGGTCTAAGAGCTTCATCCGCGGATGCTAGATCGTTCGGGAAGTATAGTATAGTTCCATTCTTCTGTAATGGATCAAATTTAGGCCCTGGCTTATTATTTCTAAGCGAACGTTCTGCAAAGTTTTGAACTGCTTGAAAACCGCCAGATAGTGGATTGAATGCCATAGTCTTTACCCTTATAAATAGTTGTAACTCTATTTATAGGAAACAATATGGCTTATCGTGGTAAATATAAAGTTAAGAAACCAGAAAAGTATGACGGCGACTTTAATAATGTAGTGTACCGCTCTTTGTGGGAAAGACAGTTTTTTCGGTGGTGTGAAGAAAGAGACGAAGTAGTAAGATGGTCTTCTGAATCGGTTGTCATACCTTATAGATGTAAAACTGATAATCGTATGCATCGATATTTTGTAGATGTGAAAGTAAAATTTAAAGACGGGCGTGTGGTTCTTATTGAAATAAAACCAGATCATCAAACAAAGCCACCAGAAAAAGGTAAACGAAAAACTCAAAAATATCTTAAAGAGGTTCTCACTTACGGAAAAAATATATCAAAATGGGAAGCTGCAAGAAAGTACTGTAAACATAGAGGTTGGGAGTTTCAAATCTTCACTGAAAACACTCTTAAAAGTCTAGGTATTCGCCTATTAAATACATAAATAGAGACATGGCAGTTTCTCTATTAAAAAAGTTTGAAGGTGGTTTATCCTTTAATGAAATACAGTCTTACACCAGTAAGGCTCGTAGTTGGTATTTAGATCAGTTAAGTGATTTAACTGTAAACCGTAAAGCTTTGCTGAGAGATGATGAAACTATTAAACGTGGTAGATTACTTCCAGGCAGAATGTTTATGTATTTTTATGACCCAAAATATAAAGATACTTTACCCTACTACGACCGTTTTCCTTTAACACTCATTGTAGAGAAGGCGCCTAATAGTGGGTTTTACGGATTAAACCTACATTATCTTGATTATCGTAAAAGAGCAATCCTTCTTCAAAAATTATTAGACTATTCTACAAATAAAAAATTTGACGAGTCTACAAGATTAAGACTTAGTTATAGTTTATTAAAAAGTAGTGGAAAACTTAGAGCATTTAAACCTTGTTTTAAACATTATTTACCCAGCCAGATAAGAAGTCCATTAAGAGAAATTCCAGCAGAATACTGGGAAGTTGCATGTTTCTTCCCAAGCGAACAGTTTAAAAAGGCTAGTAAGTCTAAAGTATTTTCAGATAGTCGGAGGATGATTTAATGTCACTTTTAGATTCTATTTCAAATTTTGTAAACCCAAGTTCAATCGATGATCTTAAATCGGTAATCGGTAAAAGAACAGGACTTGCTCGGCAAAACAGATTCAATGTAATTATCACCCCGCCATCAGGAACATTTATTAATAAAGACTGGCAGGGTCTTCTACAACAAACATTGACTGGTAACTTAGGTCTTAATGACTTTATAAACGACCCGCGGGACGTAGCACTACTATGTGAGTCTTGTTCTATCCCCGGCAGGTCTTTGGTCACTATTGACCATAGCTATAGAGGATATGCACAGTCGATCAAATACGCTACAGGTTATCAAAACGACGACGTGCAAATGACTTTTCTTATTACAAATGATTATTATATTGTAAAAACATTTACAAATTGGATAAACAGTATTATTGACCAAAATAATTATACTTCAAAATATAGAAAAGAATATGTGTCAGACGTAATTATCCAACAATTAGATAGTGTCAATCGTGTTGCGTACGGTGTAAAACTTCTAGATGCATATCCAACTAGTGTTAGTGCAATTACGTTAGATAACACAGCTACAGATTCAGTACAAAAAGTTACTGTCAATTTTACATACAGAGACTTTAAACAAGAAGGTGGATTGAGTTCTCTACTTTCAGGCGGAAAAGGGTTACTAGATAATGTTAGGAACCTATTTTAAATTATAAAAGGAAATAAATTATGGCACTACCAAAACTAGAAACACCAACATACGAAATAACTATCCCCTCATCGGGTAAGGTTATTGAGTATCGCCCTTTCTTAGTAAAGGAAGAAAAAATTCTTATGATGGCACAAGAAACAAATGATACTGATAATATCATTAATGCCATGAAAAGTATTATTAAATCATGTACATACAACAAAGTAAACCCAAATGATCTAACACTATATGACGCGGAATATCTGTTTATTCAGTTTCGTTCTAAGAGTGTCGGAGAATTGGTAGAGTTTATGTTAAAGTGTAAAGAGTGCGAACACATGACAAAGGTGAAACTATCTTTATCTGATGTAAGAGTTAGAAATTCAGATAAGGAAGTTGATAGTAAGATTCAACTGACAGATCGGATTGGCATTACCTTACGTCCAGTTGGCCTAAAACACGCAACTGGTTTAACTGCTGATACCGATGACATTACAAAGGTGTTGTGTTCAGTAATTGATACCATCTTTGATGATGACAAAATATATCCTGCAGATGATACGTCTTCAGCTGAGCTTGTTGAGTTTATCGATTCATTAAACCACGATCAGATTAGTCAGATTCAAGCGTATATTGAAAATTTACCCACGCTATCTCACGACCTTGTTTTTCAGTGTCCAGAGTGCAAAACTAAAAACGAAGTAACATTAAGGGGGTTGCAAGATTTTTTCGGATAGGCCTTTCACATGATACTTTAGCGAATCATTATCAGACTAATTTTTCGATGATGCAACACCATCAGTATAGTCTGACCGAACTAGATAATATGTTGCCATGGGAAAGGCAAATATATGTGGCAATGTTAATGAACCACATCGAAAAAGAAAACGAAAGGATTAAACAGCAATCTAAGGGAATGTAATGGCAGAAGAACCGATAACAGAAGTAGTAAAAGAATTATCTGAAGTTGTTAAAGAACTTAAGAGCGCTAACAAACGCGCTGGTTCTGCAAGTGGTGTTGCATCTGCAATAAAACAAGTCGGAGAAAGTGCCTCTGATGCTATTACCAATGTTGCAGAAGCTCTTAATCCTGCTAAACAACTTGCAATGGGTATTGATTCTTTGAAGTCCAGCCTTTCGGATTTAGTCCCAAGCTTTATAAAGAAACCATTTGAATTCTTAAAGGGTCTTAAACAACCTAAAGGAATAGATGGCCAAGGTCTTAGCTCTGCATTCCGCGATAGTCTAGCACCATTGGAAGATTTGTTTACCATTCTCATAGAAGAGACAATGGAAATTAAAGATGTAGCAAAAGAGATGTTAAATACATATCTTGATGCACTTACTACACCTACAAGACAAATCGAAACTCCTGTTGAAACTCTTAAGGTAGAAACCTCTGGTGCTGAAATAGAGACCACAAACGACAATGCAATCACGCCATTTCTCCAAACATTGAATGACACTGCTGATGCTGGTTTAACCCAAGTAGCTGAAGAAGTAAACGATCTTCGTTTCTTAGTAGATGATGTCTTTGGGCAGAATAGAATCGGAGGAGACATCTCACTTATTGCTGATTATGTCAAGAAGCTTCAATTCAAGCCGGTTAGAGATACGACAATGGGTAGCACTGGTGACGACACTGCTGATGCTTCAACTGGTGGTGGAGGTAAAGTACCCTCTGCTCTTAAGGGATTAGGGGCTTTAGGAAAAGGTTTTGGTGGTCTTATCGGAGGTATTGTATCGGGTATCGGTAAAGGATTTGCTGCAGTTGGTAAAAACTTTGCAAAAGTAATTAAAGGTGCTTTAGCAATGGCTGCAATTGGTGCATCATTAATCCCAGCTGCAAAGGCTTTTCAAATGTTCGGTGAGGTATCATGGAAAGCAGTTGGCGTAGGAATTACCGTCTTAGCTGGTTTAGTTGTAGCTTCCCTAGCACTAAGTGCAGCGTCTGTTCCGATGTTGATTGGTGCAGCTGCAATAGGACTTCTTGGTTTAGCAATGATTCCTGCAGCTAAAGCATTTGAAATATTTGGTAGAGCAATTAATGAACAACTAGGGCCAGCAATAGAAAGACTTCTTCCTATACTTGCAGATTTTGCTGGTAGTCTATTAGAAGACTTAGTTAAAAGTTTTAAGAGTATTGCAAATACTGTATCTGACTTCATTGGTTCTGCAGTTGAAAACATAGGTAAGTTAGGTGTCGAGTTACAAAACTTTAATGATATTGATGCACTTAACTTAGCTGCGATCGGCGGCGGATTAATTTCACTTGCAGCTGGTTTGACTGCTCTTACTGTGGGGAATCTGTTATCGAATGTTGGTGAAGGTCTTACTAAACTCTTTACTTTTGGACAAGCCAAAAGTCCTCTTGAGAAAATCGGGGAATTAGGTAAAGCAGGCCCAGGACTCCAACAAGCTGCTGATGGTCTTGAAAGATTAATTACAGCAATGGAAAAACTTAAAGAGGTCGGAGATAAATTCTCAACAGGCAATATTAAAAAAGGTCTAAAGGAAGCAATAGAAGTAGTTGCAAAGGGTATTGAAAAGATTGATGAAGTAAAACTTAAAGCATTACAAGATTCAATCGGTGTGATTAATCCACAAGTATCCACTGGTGCTATTATGGAACAGACTCAATCTGATAATATGATGATGTCTGGAATGATGATGGCTAATCCTGTACCAGTTGTTGTAAGTGCACCAGTGTCATCGGCATCAACTACAAACGATAACAGTACAACAATTATCGGCAATATGTCTCACATTAATCGGACTAAATCTTCTGTAACTAACGGCCGTTACAGATAACTTCCTCTTCTGCGACAACATCAAAATGTTCATCGGTCGGTTGAACAATCCATCGTTTAACTCCAGATTTTAGTGATTTTACAAATAGAGCAGACGGTGCTGGACTAACCTTTATTTCCTCAAGAGACCAGATAGCTCCATGCTCCCTAATCCGATTTTTTCCGTGGCGTGTTTTGCCTTCTAATGTTATAATCTTTTTTATCATATATTTAATATACACTAGGAACCGTAGAATGTAAAGAGAAAATATGCTAAAAATGCATTTTTTTTCTGAGACAATTTGTCACACCGCGAATCCATCAAACGGCCGTTATAGATAAAAAAACCATCCCACACATTTGTGAGATGGCTCCTCTTTTTTAATGTTTGTCTTATTAGTCTTCTTGTGCTAACTTAGCAAAGAAACTCATTGCGTCGTCATCGTCATTATTACTTGCAGGTGTACTTTCTGCAGGTTTTGGGTCAGACGAGAAGTTCATTGGAATGTCGTCACTCTCATCAAGTGAAACCGATTCTGCAGTAGACAAAGTAGATTGTACTGCTTGTTCACCAATTACTTCAAACAACTTCTTTTGAAGTTCCGAGTAAGACTTGTAATTAGCTGGGTCGGTGAATTCACCAAGGTCATGTAACTTGTTATATACAGCTTCTAGTTTAGCATCATCGCCACCAAGAAACTCTGATGCTGATGAAAACTCTGACTTATCATAGTTACGATAACCCTCTACATTACGAATCTTCAACTTGAAGTCAGCACCACCCCAAAAATCAAATGGGTTGATTGGCTGTTCATCTTCAAACTGCGGTTGCATAACATCCATCAGTTTGTCAAAGATTTTCTTACCATACTCAAACAAGAATACCTTGCCTTCGTTTTCTGGATTAGCAGGATCACTTACAACGAAAACATTCGATACATAATGTAATCGACGCTTACGTGCCCGTGCAATGTTTTTATCTTCTTCATGGCCTGAATTCCATAGCTGTGAGTTCAGTTCTGAAACAGGATCGTCTTTACCGATAGAAGTCAAAGACTTTTCGATATACCAACGACCAGTCGGCCCTTTGAAACCGTGATCCCAATAACGAACCCATGGAACATCTTGACCTTCTGCTGCTGGTAAGAAACGAATAACAGCGTAACCGTTACCCGCTTTGTCTACTGTAGGCTTCCACTTACGGTCATCTACATAAGACTTTTTCTCTCCACCACCTGCCTGTTCGGCCGCAGCTAACAATTTATTGATTGTGGTGTCTCTAGCTGCTTTCATGTTACTGAATGACATATATGTATCTCCTATATTTTACAATGTATATGCAATGTATGTTTTTTTATTATGTGTATATTATAACAAATCAGTTGCCTTTTGTAAATACCGAAAGAGCAACTTTTTTCATCTTCTTTATATTTATCCATAACGGAATAAAAGCCCTATAGTTTCTTATCAAAGATTTTTGTGACGGCCAAACTAGAACGTCTGTTACATCTTTATCCAACGTAGTAGTAAAGTCTAAGATGTAATCAAGTATAGCAACTGTTTCAAGTGTTACTGAACCTTCAAGTAACTTATTTACAATCTTAGGCATCTGATCTATTTCAAACATTTCGTTAAATGTACTAAACTGTTTTAAATCATTCTTGAATATATATGCCATAGATTGAAGTTTTGCATTAAGCTGTTGATATGGTTCATCTGTCATGTCATTAATCCATGTATTACCAACGGCATTGTTTGCAGCACAGTACTTGATTACTTCATTTCTATCTGGATAATTCCTTGCAAGTTTAGTACATGGGTAGATCGCTCTACTTCCTACAGCTTTAGATAGGTCTAAGTTTTTTAATCCATTGAAGTTATACTTTACTGCATTGAAGTTTGTCTCATCAAAATGCTTTCGTATATTAACTACTATCTTCCAAACTTCTGCTGGTTCAATCTTGTTACGCGAAGTCAAGCGTGTTTCCTTGAGTGTTGGGTATAACATTGTATCTCATTGCCTCTGCTTCTAATTTAGCCCTCAATGGCCCTTTCACTAATTTAGCAATATCGTGTGGGTCGATTTCATATTCTTCGCATATCTCGACTAACGCTTCGCTATATTTCAGTCCGTCCGTGTGTACCAATAGACATACCTTTTCAGCTAGTGATTTCTTTGTGAATGCTACTGGTATCGTCGGCTTCTCTTGTGCCATTATCTTTTTTTCCTTTTCTGTGAGCTGACCAATCGATCTCATCGTAGGCCTGTTTATAAAGTTTATCATTGTAGCCCTTCTTGGGCGTCATACCTTTTCCCATATCAATACTCCGCAATCAACGGAATAGATAACGCAATTGCAATAAGAAAATGCGTACTGTAGTGTTCTATACCGCCAATCATGCCAAGCTGCCCACATATTATATTAAGTATAATACAACTTAATCCTAATACTCTGAAATGTTCATTTTTCATAATACCTCTTATTTAACTGATAGAATTACACAATGCTCATTTACTCGACCATTGACTGCAGTCTTGCGAGTTGCATACTTATCAAAGTCCGCAGAATTGAGCACCTCTTGATGTTTACCCTTTCTGATGGTAAACTGAAAACTTTTTGTATCATCGAAGTCTTTGATTGTTGTCCCCTTGACAGACAATCCAGTTCGATTGATTGCTACATATTTTTGTAGTTTGTTTGTTTTAGTGTTAAAGATATAAACTGTATTTGCACCAGGCACTTTAACAGGCGATACACTCATCACTTCCCATCCGTCACCTTCAAACTTTTCACGTTTGTATTTTAGATCACGGACTTGAACACCAGCTGGCTTTACTCGTTTCTTACGAATAGTAGGTGTCTTTTTAACTGACTGGCGATACTTTTCAACATCCACAATCCAATCGCGAATAGTCCGAACGACTTTCTTCATTTTTGATTTTGGTGTGAAAGAATACGCCTCAACAAGCTCAGCATTAGTTTCGTCTACTACTGAAATATAATCTTGCAGTTCTTTTGATAAAGCTTCTTGAATCATAACACAACCCTTTTCTGGAATTGAGTTTTCGCCTAACATAGCTTGTATATTAACCTCATCAAACTCTTCATCAAGAACCATAGAGTCAATTACGATTTCTAGGTGTAACATAATCTTTTCATTAATCTTATTGGACAACCGTTTAGTAGGTGATATTACAGGCTTTTTAGGCTCATCTGATTCTTCTTGAATTGCAGATTTTTCTAGTTCGTCTGCTTTAGCTTTTGTTAAAGTTTTATCTACTACATCAACAAGATAATCATAGTAGACACCCTTCCAACTTGACAGTCTAGTTGATTCTATCGGCATTCCTCGATTAATCATTCGAGCTAATTTGCATGCAGTAAAGATATTGTATTTTTCACCGTGCCTTTTCATAGTACGAATTTCGTCTTTAGTGTACGATATCTTCATCCACTCTAATAAGTCAGGCATTAAGTCTGATTTACTACAATAGTAACCATAGAACCGAAGAGCCTCACGTGCTCTCATATCTGCGGTGGTGCTTGCTTCCTCTGGGCCGATGTCGTCCCATGTTGGTTCTGAACCAGTGTACTTTGCATCGTCTGCTTTCACTTCACCTTGTCGATTAAAACAACCCATATATTAATATCCCCATTCGTCAGTTTCGTTGTTAAGAAAAGAGTCGGCCGTATTGCTTGTCAATAGACCGTACTCTTCGTTTATATCATATTCAGCTGGTGCAATACCACCAAGGTCTGAATCATTCAAATCATCATAATTATTTTTTGGATCACTCATAAAACTATACATACCTTATACTAATCTTTATTATTTGTCAACACTTATTTAGCACCAATTATCCAAGCAATGATTCCTGCAATGGCACCGAAACCAAGTAACACCAAAATGATACTAATATCGGCAAGACCAAAGTAGAAACCAGTACAGAGACCAATAAAACCGTCCTGTAGACGGCTAATATTACTTTTTAACCATGTTCTCATACTTCCTCCTTTGTTATGAATGGATTCAGCCACGGAAACATTATTCTAGATAACAATAACAATATATTAAGTGGCACTATCAATAGTACGCACATAAAACTAAAAACCTCTTCCACAAGTTTTCTGCAATCTACCATAATACTTGTGTCAATTTTTCTAAAATACTCATTTAAATTCATTAAGTCGCTCCTTTATCATAACTCGTAAGTCATAGATGCGAGCTAACAATTCAGCGTCATGACCGCGATACTTCTCGACTACATCTTTTGTAAACTCGAGCTCACTATCGATAGTGCGGAATCGGCTTTCTATAGTCATCGCCGGTGTTGGCACATTAATCTGATCTAACATATCGTCGTCTACATACATACTACATTCCTTCCGTTTCTACATCGTTAAAAATTTCATTTTGGCAGTTTTGACACCACCCCGATAATGAGTATTCTTTTCGTGACCTTTCGCTGTCAAAGTAAAGTGCGGAACCATCACACTTTATACATTTGTTTGCTCGGATATACGCCCGTCGGCCTTTTCCGCCATTGAGCTTTGTCATCAGCTCTTCGATGTCAGCTGATTTATTTGTCGGAACTGCCATAATATACCGTCCTTAATACTTCTAGTGATTCTATTGAATTTTCTAAAAATTCTTTTGTTGAGGTCTTACCCTCTTTCAAGTCGCTGAGATGCATCTGGATGCCGGATTGAATTGCGTAAATCATTTCATCTACTGTTGGTTCAACCCGATCCATAAATTCTCCTGTTGGAAACTTTTGTAGAGTCATTACTCTATATGCCTTTCATGGTTACGACTTCTTGTTCTTTCAACATACTTGCCGGAATATTCCACAGGCCGTTATGACCAGCGTCAACCACTACGTTTTTCCGATTGATTTTTTCAATCACGCCGTTCATCCGGCCACGTTTTCCGACCCACTCGACGGCCATTCCAACCCGAAGACTAGCTTTAGCTTCCATTGAGTTTTTCTCTCGAGCCATTTTAAAGACCTCGACTGCATCACTCAACTGACCAGCGTCTGCTTTTAGAATTAACGAATTCAACCGAGTAACTTCTGTTTTTGTAAGTGCCATAATTTTTTTCCCTTTTTTTATATTATTTCAATTTCGTTTTAAGCATTTTCTGAAGGACACCCATATCTTTGAGCTCTTCCTTGCTCAGAGGAGCGTGACCAATATCTTCGGCGTAATCATTGACCATGGTCACTAGCTTCTGAATGACCACGTCCCGCTTGGCTATTTCTTTTTTAGTTTTATCTTCCTCAATCATCTATATATAAAGTACCATTAAATTGTCTCTGCTGTCAACATATTTCTGCAGTTTTTTCACCCTTATTTGTAGACATCGGTAGTTTTCCAGTGGCTAGTATCGAGTAATGTCGGCCCTTGAAGAAGGATCGATTCGAGCTTTTCGATCAGTTTGTCGATGTTGTAGTGACCATCGCCGTCGTAAAAGTAAATCATTAAGTCATGGTGAACAACCGAGCTTTCTGGATTTGCCAACCATTTGACTGCTTCAGGCGACGGAAAAAACTCACCCAAACGAGTGAATGAAATTTCACGGCTAGAACCTACAAACTTCTCTTCTTCGTACAACTCACTCAACACGTTCTCAACTTCTGTTTTTGTCATCAACGCCATAATATCTCCTTAGTCTTCTTTCCCTCTCAATACATATACATTATAACAAGTATTATCGGTATTGTAAACAAAAACTATGCTTCGTAAGTTATTGCTACTTAAGGGGTTACGAAAAAAGTGCCAAATAATTTTGACACTTTCGTAAGTGATTAGCTATCAACTACTTATAGACGATATCAGCTAAGTGGGATTCAAACTTTTCTATGATAGAAATTCTGTTTGGCCACAATATGTATTCTTTGTCTGGATTTTGTTTTAGATTAGCAAGTAATGGTTTGATAGCGTTGTATAATTTCTGTAACTTCTCTTCTTGCTCTTTAGCTGTACTTGACGCAGAACTTGCCTCTTTTGCAATATCTAGTTCGTTTTCATTTACTGCAGAAAACCCAAAATCTTCGATTGTCCAAAACTCGTCTGCCATACTATTCTCCAGAGATTAGTTTAATTTTTTCTCGTTCTGCTCTCAGAACCTTCATTTTGATATTCAGACGAATTAGATCGTTATCAAGTGCTGCAATATCTTTTTTTAATTTACCGAGTGATGATCCGCACTCGTCTAAAGCTGGGTCAATAGTCTTTGTAACCCACTTCCAAATGTACCAAATAAAGTATCCGCAGAAAATAAGTGCTACAACAGGAAATCCAACCTGT